TCAGTGCATCGCCGGAGCAGCTTGCATCAGCGCCTGAGACTCCCGCACCCACTGCTGCAACGCCCTCAATTGCTCGGCGTTGGCATGGCATTGGCTGTAGTTGTCGACGACGCTGGCGGCGACGGTAGAGAGAGCAAGGCCCGAGGCGGCGTCATCAGCGACGCCGGGGCCTGCGGCCACGGGCAGGTTGGCGGCGCCGGCGTCGTGCACCCGGACAAAACCACCAGGCACAACGCAGGCATTATCAGCTGCTTTCGAAACATGGATCGGAACCTCCTTGGTGATAGTGGCGCCCGCCTGATAGACCTTGACGACGCGATCGACGTACTCGACCACCACCTTCTCCTTGACCCGGCCCAACGCCTGGCCCTGCTCGAAGGACTGTTGCAGTCGAGCCTCGTCCAGGCGCTGCTGTCGACTGCGTTCGCTGCCGGCACCGCTGACGAAACCGAGGGCATAGAGCAACCCAGCCACGACGGCGATAGCCAGCCAACTGCGGATATTCATCAAAACCTCCTCGGACTGATATCAAATGCATTCAAACGGCCGACAAAATCCCTGTAGCCGCGGCCGCAGGCTGCGAAAAGGTCCGCAGGTGCTTCCCGCCAGATCCCATTGCAGCCTCCGACAACAGCTACAGCAGCTGTCCTCCTGCGCATTCAGACCACGGGCAGGCACAACACCGCCCGCGCCCTGGCCCAGAGTTGCAGACGATCCTGCAGCCCGTTCAAACCGCCATTGATGCGGCGGGTGATGCTGTTGAACTCATCGCGATCGGCCAGGGCATTGAGCCCGCCGCGCTCCCAGAACCAGGCGGCGGACTCAGCGGCCCATTGCGGCTGCTCCAGCAGTTCCGGCAACTCCAGCAGGCGCTCATCGCCAAACAGCCCGAGGCTGCACTGCCGATAGTTGCTGCGCCCGGTGATCTGGATCAGCCCGCGCCCGCGATACCGCTGGCCGTCGCCATCGGCTTCTGGGGTATTGCCCAGGCGTGCGGCGAGCGTGCCGGTGTCGTACTTGCTCAGGTATTGATCACTGCCCAGCTCGCGCAGGTATTGCAGTTGCCCGGATTCGTGACCGATCTGGGCCAGAAAGGCCGCCTGACGCTTCGGCGTATCGATCTGCCGATGAGCCATGGCGGTGTTGAGTGGAGAAACAAAAACGCCCGCTTGGCGGCGGGCGTTAGGGAGGATTTGTTGCAGTTGTTGTTCGGTGATTGGCATGGTCGGTGTTTGTAAATTGGTAAGAAAACGCCCCGGCGGTGCGAGGCGTTTATGGAGAGGGGATTTGATCGGGCGGTTGCGGCCAATCGACCTTGGAGGGAAATCCTGGTTGCTGCTGAAGTCGATTCAACGCTACCCGGTAAAGCTTCCAGAGTTTCAGATGTTCAACTTCGCCTGCATTGGCGATATCGGTATCAATCGCGTCCTGCAAAGGCCCCATGCGGTTCGCCGCCATCGCCAGAAGCTGGTCTCGCCGTCCCAGCACTTCATCAATCGAAGAAGGAGGAAACACAGTTTCCAACGGTGCCTGTTCCGAGAAGTACTCTCCTGGAAGAAGATCCTCCTCAACATTAACCGCACGCCAGCCTTGACCATCATCGCGTACTGCAAAACTCATAAAACCTCCTCATACCCATGAATTGCTACAGCCCCTGCCGCGGTCTGAGACGCGACATAAATGCTCATGCCCTCAAGCATGACTTCTGCCGATATGACATCCGGAGCACTACCCGTACCACCGGCGATAGCCGTCGATATCTGCGGAGCCGAGGAGCTACGAGTCCCCAGGTAGCTCGAGTTGGAAGCGATACAGACATTCGACTGAGCGCCGCCGTTGTAACTGGCAATTGCTGTAAGTGAGACAGATACCGCAGTGGGTGGCACAAAGTTGACTAAAGACACCTCCCCCCAAGTGGGTGCAGTAGAGTTCCAACTGCCAACAACCCCTGCCGCCACAAGCCGGTTAGACACAACATTGGTGCCCGCCGCCAACAACCACTTCACCTTGGACCCGCGTTGCCGGTAACGAAGCGGGTACTTGTTGGCAGCATCAGTGAAGAACGAAGTCACCCGCACTGCGGTAAAACCGGCAGGAAGCACTGGTTCATAAACAAACACTACAGGTGTTGCGCCAAGCGTCTGCGTCGCCGGGTGACTGGCAGTAATCTGATTGGCAGAATCGACCGATTGGACCACGGTTCCAGGAGGGAAAGCCCCACCCGCGAAAGCCATTCCCTTGCGCATCAGGGCAGTACTGGGAATACCTGTAACCACATTCGAGCCAGCCGTTGCGTTCACCGTGATGGTAGGCATCAAGGCTGCAACTCCAGCTACTACCTCACCATTGGTTGCTACCCAGCCGCTGTACCAACTTGAGGCTGCAACAGCCCCCTGATCAAGCCCATTAAGCCCATTGGTCAAGAGGTTAATGCCGACATTGACATCGCTTAGTGCAGACGCCGCTCCAGCAGATCCGACAATCAGCCTCCTGGCTCTGATACCTACGATTGAATTCTGACCAGAAGCAGAAACAAAGAGATTTTGCGGGTCGCCAATCGCAGCCAGTACCTTGACGCGCTGAAGTTCCAGAAGCATGGCCGAAACGTCAACTGCTCCCTGGTTGACCGGTGCGTTCCAGGCTTTGACACACCACATTACCGCAAGGTTTCTAGGTCGGGTTTCCATACCACCTGAGAATGCGGTTTCTGTCAGGTACTTGTTGCCATCGGTGGCAATACCGCCAGCGTATCCTGACCCTGTTTCAGTAACGACGTTGGCGTCAAGCGCATGCTTGTGACTCCTCAATTCGTCGGTCTGCCAGCTACCAAGCGCCCGCCCAGCATCCACCCCCCGCCCATGATCCCAACCCCGCAGAAACTCCCCCCGCGACTCCGGCAACCGGAAGTTGCCCTCGCCCTCGCCCCCGGTGTTGAAGGTCGTCCCCAGATAAGCCGCCAGATCCGGATAGGTCGCAGCACTCTGCACACTGCCATCCACCTCCAGGAATCCAGGCGGCACCGTGCCCTTGGGAAACGGCACCATGGCCCCCACCGGCAGGGCTGACATGTTCTTCAACAGCGCCTCGATCTCCGCCTTGGTGTAGGTCACCGACTTGGTATACGCATCGGTGATCCCATACTCGGCCAAGGTCGTGCGAATCTTTTCTGGCGGTATCGAATCCCGGACGATCGCCTTGATCGCCGCTAGCAACTGGTCATGCTCGGCCTCGGCCGGCTGCTTCCCACCCGCACGAATCACATTGAGCAGTTCATCGGTCACCGCATTTCCCCAGTCGGAAGAAATCAGTGAGCCGACTTGCCCCGTGACCGGGTTCTCGTCAACAAACTTCCCATTAACCAACCCAACACTTGGCACACTCTTTGGATAATCCACTCGTCTGTCCTCTCGTTGTCATTCATCCACGCCGACACAGCTCGGCATGGACATAGTTAGAAAACTGGAAAAGAAAACGCCCCGGCGAGGCGGGGCGTTTATTGAACTTGCTTGGCAATCCAGGGGGGCGCTAGCGGACGCAAATCGGCATCAGGAAAATCCACCGATTGCGGCCAATCGCGCAGGGCTTGCATATACACCAGCAGCTCCTTGAACTGCTCCCCATCAATGCTGGTCGGGGCTTTAATTTCGAGCTGGTCGCGATGCCGCTCACGCAGCCACATCAGCGAAGTCAGTTCGTTATCACGCCAGTTGCGCTCCGTATCTTCCTTGGTAGGCAAGGCAGTTGTCGCACTGGTGATATAGGCTTGCACCTGTGCTTCGGACATTGGCAACAAGCTGCTTGGGATGAACTCACCAGGAGCATCCTCATCGTAGGCGTGGACTTCGTTGGTCTCGGGGTTATGGAAATACTTCATGCGCGCAACTCCGCCCAACACAAGTTAACTGGATTGTTGAGTGTGACTGTATAAGTGGCTCCAGCAGGTACTACGAACGCTGCGTGATACGCCGAGAAAGATACGTCCACAGGACCTACCCGGGCGTAAACAGCTCCACTCGAGATCGCCACATGTACCTGAATCGGGCGCCCAGTCGTATTGGTGTAGACAGTTCCAGAAACGCGGCTTGTTGTAAGGTTTTGCCAGATTTGGCCATCGCCCAGGCCACGTGGCCTAGCCTCAAGTGCCGCAACGTTTGCGGCCAAGCCTGCGATATCGATATTTCCCTGGTTGACCGGAGCGTTCCAGGCTTTGATGCACCACATGACCGCCAGGTTGCGTGGACGGACATACATTGCAGAGTAAGCAATAACGTCGGATCCAGTAGTTCCCGCATAGATATCTGAAACACCAGTGATTGGCAGCGGAGGAGTGCCATCAGAATTGAGCCTCGACTTATTCCCCTCCAAGCTCTCATCCGCGTTGTTGTAAAACGAAACTACTGCAGCAGATGTTCTTGTCCCGTCACCAGCACTGACAATCGTGGCAGCCTGTCGACTGCCAATAACCCGCCCCGTATCGATACCACGCCCATGATCCCAACCCCGCAGAAACTCCCCCCGCGACTCCGGCAGACGGAAATTCCCCACGCCCTCGCCCCCGGTGTTGAAGGTCGTCCCTAGGTAAGCCGCCAGATCCGGATAGGTCGCGGCGCTCTGCACACTTGCGGATTTCGGAGCACCGTGACCGGCCGTTTCGGTTGATCGTGACCGGTCATTTCGCTAACGCGTGACCGCTCATTTCGGTAGCAACGTGACCGATTTTCCGCCTGTTCCGAAACAGGTGGTCACGGCTTACCGAAATCGCCGGTCACGACTTAGCGAAAGCCTTCCCCTTCGTTGCGCATGACCTGATGCGCCGCCATCCTCGACCGATTTCGGGAGAGGAAGATGGCGGCGCCGCGAGTAGCCATGCGAAACATCAAAGAATGTCTGCGCCTCAAGTTTGAGGCCGGCTTGTCCCACGAGAAGATTGCCCGTGCCTTGCAGCTGTCCAAGGGCGTGGTTAGCAAGTACATCGCGGCGGCGCGGGTGGCCGGGCTGGACTGGCCGGCGCTGGTGGCCATGGACGAGGCCGCGCTGGCGGCCGCCTTGTTTGCACCGACGTCGACGAACAAGCCGCGCGGTGAGCGAGTGCTGCCCGATGTGCTGAGCATCCACCGCGAGTTGCGACGCAAGGGCGTGACCTTGCAGCTGCTGTGGGAGGAATATCTCGCCGCGCATGCGGGCCAGCCGACCTACCGCTACACCCAGTTCGTCGAGCACTACCGGCGCTACGCCCAGACGCTCAAACGTTCGATGCGTCAGCTGCACCGTGCGGGCGAGAAGCTATTCATCGACTATGCCGGGCCGACGCTGCCGGTGGTCGACCCGGCCACCGGCGAAGTGCGCCGGGCGCACATCTTCGTCGCCGCCCTGGGCGCCTCGAATTACACCTATGCCTGCGCGACGCCAGGCGAAACCCAGGTGGACTGGCTGACCTCGCTGGGCCAGGCTCTGACCTACTTTGGCGGCGTGCCGGAAATGGTTGTGCCGGACAATCCGCGCGCCCTGGTCGCCCAGCCGGATCGCTACGAGCCGGGCCTGAACCGGGCCACGCTGGAGTGCGCGCGTCATTACCAGACGGTGATCCTGCCGGCACGGCCACGCAAGCCTCAGGACAAGGCCAAGGCCGAGGTGGCGGTGCAGGTGGTCGAGCGCTGGATCATGGCGCGGCTGCGCCATCGGCAGTTCTTCAGCCTGCATGCGCTTAACCAGGCCATCGCCGAGCTGCTGGAGGATCTGAATCGGCGCCCGTTCAAGCGGCTCGATGGCTGCCGGCGCGACTGGTTCGAGCGCCTGGATCGCCCGGCCTTGCGAGCGCTGCCGGTGCATCCCTACGAGGTCGCCACCTTCAAGCGCTGCAAGGTCAGCATCGACTACCACATCGAGGTCAATGGCAGCTTCTACAGCGTGCCCTCCGCCCTGGCCCGGCAGAACGTGGACGTGCGACTGACGGCACACACCCTGGAAGTGCTGCATGGCAACCGGCGGGTGGCCAGCCACCTGCTGCTGGGGCGACGCGGCGCTTACAGTACCCAGCGCGAGCACATGCCCGCGGCGCACCAGGCGCATCGCGAATGGACGCCACAACGCCTGCTCGACTGGGGCGCGCGGATCGGCCCCTACACGCGCCAACTGATCGATCACCAACTGACCCACAAGCCGCACCCGGAGATGGGCTACCGCGCCTGCCTCGGCCTGCTCTCGCTGGCCCGGCGCTATGGCAATGCACGCCTGGAAGCCGCTGCCGAACGTGCCGTACACCTGCGCGCCTTCACCGGGCGCAGCGTGCGCAACCTGCTCCAGCAAGGCCTGGATCAACAGCCGCTGCCCCAGCGTGCCGCCGAAACGACCTTACCCGGCGACCACGAGAACGTCCGTGGCGCCGACTACTACCAACCCCCGCAACAGGAGCTGTTCGATGATGCCGCAACACACCCTGAATCAACTGCACCAGCTACGCCTGGACGGCATGGCCCGCGCCCTGGAAGAGCAATGGACGCTGCCGGCCAGCCACAGCCTGAGCTTCGATGAACGCCTCGGCCTACTGCTCGACCGCGAACTGGCCTGGCGTGACAACCAGCGCCTGGTACGGCTGCGCAAGAAGGCCAAGCTCAAGTACGCCAACGCCTGCCTGGAAGATCTCGACCGCCGCACCGGACGCGCCCTGGACGAGCGTCTGATCGCCACCCTGGCCAGTGGCGACTGGATCCGCCAGCAGCACAACCTGCTGCTGACCGGCCCGACCGGTGCCGGCAAAACCTGGCTGGCCTGCGCCCTGGGCAACCAGGCCTGCCGCCAGGGCTATAGCACCCTGTACCTGCGCACCCCGCGCCTGCTGGAACAACTGCGCATCGCTCATGGCGACGGCAGCTTCGGCCGTACCCTGCAACAGCTGGCAAAGGTCGACGTCCTGGTGCTGGACGACTGGGCGCTAGCCCCGCTGGAGGAAGGAGCCCGGCATGACCTGCTGGAGGTGATCGACGACCGCGCTGGCAGCCGCTCCACCATCCTGACGAGCCAACTGCCCATCGAGCACTGGCACGGCTGGATCAACGACCCGACCCTGGCCGATGCCATCCTCGACCGCCTGGTGCACAACGCCTACCGACTGACGATGAAAGGCGAGTCGCTGCGCCGAAAAAAAGCCGAGGAACAAGCCGCATCGTGACCGATGCGATTACAATCCAGAACCCGCGCAACCGGGGTGGAAGCACCGGTCACGTATTAGCGAAACGCTCGGTCACGTTCACCGAAATCCGCACACACTGCCATCCACCTCCAGGAACCCCGCCGGCACCGCCCCTTTGGGAAACGGCACCATGGCCCCCACCGGCAGGGCCGACATGTTCTTCAGCAGCGCTTCGATCTCAGCCTTGGTGTAGGTCACCGACTTGGTGTAGGCGTCGGTGATGCCGTACTCGGCCAAGGTGCTGCGGATCTTCTCTGGCGGTATCGAATCCCGGACGATCGCCTTGATCGCCACCAGCAATTGGTCATGCTCGGCCTCGGCCGGCTGCTTGCCGCCCGCACGAATCACATTGAGCAATTCGTCGGTAACCGCGTTTCCCCATTGCGAGGAAATCAGTGAGCCGACTTGCCCCGTGACCGGGTTCTCGTCGACAAACTTGCCGTTCACCAGCCCTACGCTGGGAACACTTTTCGGATAATCCACTTGTTCTTGTCTTCTCTAGTCATAGTTGATGTACACCTGGGTATGCGCCGGTGTACTGCGATGGATAAGGCATTCCAGGGCACTGCCCGGGTTCATGCCAAAACGTTCGCCCCAATAGCTCGCGCCGAAACGCCGGCCCAGTTGCAGGCGGCCGCCGGTATTGAGGGTCCACATGAAATTCGCCCGCCAGGTGCCGAAATGCGCGTGACCAAAGCGTGAGCGGCCGATGCGCGGGGTGCTCAGTTCGGTGACGCTGGCATTGGGGTAGCCCTGGCTGCGGGCGATTTCGACGAAGTAGGCCGCGCGCTGGCTGCCCACCGCCAACAGACGACGGCGCACGGCCAGGCGCCGGTCTTCGAACAGCGGGGTCAGGCCCAGGCAGGGATCGGGCAGGTTCATGACCTTTTCCCAATCGGTCACCAGTTCGCTGACGCTGGCCGGGTCCATTTCGTTTTGCAAGTCCACGGCCCGGGCGTCGATACGCGCCAGCTCCCGGGAGATGCCCTGCAACACGCGTTCAAGCTCCGGCACCCGCTCCGGGTCCCAGGCCGGGCCGCTGGGCAGCAGGCTGCGCAGCTGATCCTGGTACTGGGTGGCGCTTCTTATTGCTGCCATTGGCAACCTCCGAACACCAGCAACTGATTGTTCGCCGCCGGAACATCGGCCAAAGGCGCCAGCAGCCGATGGTCCTGCTCGCCGGTGGCGCTGCTGATGGCTTCGCGGATATGGCTGAGCAACAGGGTCTGGCCCAGGCCGGCCTCGCGGCTGTGCAGATCGCGCAGCTGGTCCTCGACGGCGGCGCGCACCGCGCTGGTGTCAGGGGTCAGGCGCAACGTGTAGGTCACCGGCAGCATCACCGGGGCCAGTACATGCACCTCGGCAGTGACCGGGCGCAGTGGCTCGATATAGGCCTGAACCTGCGCCAGTTGCTCGGCATTGGGGATCGGCTGCGGGTCATCGTCACGCATGACGAACAGCCCCACCGTGCCTGGCCCCAGGTAGTTGCGCCGGCACCAGGCACGGGTGATCCCTGAGCATTCCAGAGCCCAGGTTTCGTAGTCGTCCGCCGAGCCGCCGTGGGGAATGATCCGATAGGAACGGATCACCCGGGAGCGCAGGGATTCGAGGCTTTCCCGGGCCACGCCACCGCTCAGGCCCGGGGCCAGGACGGTGAACGCGTTGCCGATGCCTTGCACCGGCTGCACCGCGGTCAATTCCAGGCCCGCATCGGCGTTGCCCAAGGCCCCGCCATCGACCGCCTGGATGGTGGTGCTGTTGAGCCCGGCGCTGGTGGTGCGCGCGGCGGTCACTGTGTAGCTGCGACCGTCGCTGCTCTGCAGCAGGGTGTCGACATCCAGCACGGCTCCGGCCGCGGCCGTGAAGCTGACGCTGCCACGGGCCGGCTGGGCGGCCTTGCGCGGCTGGTTCAGGCGCAGGGCGGCGATGCGCTCCAGGGTCGACTCATCGGCCTTGTCCGGAAGGATCTGCTCGGCGATCCAATCCAGGTAGCCGTACAGGCCAAAGGCCGCCCCGCTCAGGGTGCGGGCCAGCACTTGGGCATCGGACTGGCGCAGCGAATCGCTGGCCAGGTCGCTTTGGGTACGCTGAATCAGCACCGGCAGCGAAGGGGTTTCAAACGGCATAGGTCACCTGCCAACTGTGAATGGGGTTGAGGTCCAGGCGTTCGCCATCGGCCAGGATCAGCACCGTGCGCAGGTTCAAGCGCTGGGCATCGAGGCGTTCGCTGAGAATCTCGACGGCGTTGCAATGGCCATCGTCGATCAGCCATTGCAGGGCCTCGCGGGCATAGAACTCGGCGTCGAGCTGGGTCTGCCGGGTCAGCTTGACCCGGCGCAGCAGCCACAGCCGCGAACCGATGCGGTCGTCGGCCACGCTGGGAAAACTGTCGCCCCACCAGCCGTAGCGCTGATCGTCGTCCAGGGCATCGTCATCGGCGGCGCGGCGCCAGGTGAACAGGCTGATTTCCACGGCCCGGGTCAGGGCGCTCTTCAGGTCATAGGTGGCGAACATGCTTAACCTCCCACGGGTACGCCGGTCTGGCCCGGACCGGGTTGCACGCCGCTGTGGACGTGGTTGATCTGGCTGATGCCGGCGGCAAGCTGATCGCCCTGGGAGACGATCTTGCCGCTCATGCTCAGGGTCGGACTGTCGATGTTGACGCCGCTGCTGGCGCGGATATTCAAGGTGGCGGTTTCGATGTCGATGACCCGCCCGCGCTTGAAGTGGATCTTGTCGCCCTCGTCGGTGTAGATCGCCACTTCACCGGCGGCCAGGGCCTTGAGCCGGTAGCGCCGGTCGGCCACCACCAGCACCACCGCATGGGAACGGTCGCCACCGAGGAAGGTGGCGATGCCCTCGGCGCCGGCCAGGGGATTGCTGGTGAAACCGTAAGGCTCGAAATGCTCCATGTCGTCGTTGACCTCGCCGGCGGTGAGGCGCATTTGCAGCGATTGCAGTTTGTTGGCCGAGTTGGCGAGCACCACGGTGCCCCGCGCCAACAGGCGTGTCAGTAGGCTCATGCTGAGTTCCTTGGAGGGTAGGAGCCGGCTTGCCGGCGAACAGGAGTTGCGCGGTTTCGCGCCGGATGCCTTCGCCGGCAAGCCGGCTCCTACGGATGGGCGCGGGGTTCAGGTGTTGTTGGGTGCCGGGTTGGCATCGAAGGTCTGCGGCGGCGCCACCTGCAGGGTGGTGATCGAACCCTGCTCGGACAGTGACCAAGTGACCTTGGAGATCAGCATGTCCCGATCGAACCCCAGCACCGGGTCGATCACCCGTACCAGGGTGTTGTGTTTCCACAAGTCACCGTTGCTCTGGCGCCAGCCCTGTACCTGATAGGTCGTGGTCAGTGCCTTGCCGGTGCGGGTGCCGCACTCCCAGTCCGCGCGCTGCTGAGCCAGCTCGGCGCTCAGTTGCGCGGCTTCGTTGATCAGCGTGACCCGCTTGCGCGAAACACGGGCATCGCTGGCCTGGCCATACACCTCGCTGACCGCCGCCCCGCTGCTCTGGTCGCTGCCCTTGTGCTGGCCGATCACCCGGTACTCGGAAAACACCGCGGAAAAATCCATCGGTGCATTGGCCGAGAGGATGTTCTTGCCCAGCTCCAGGGCATCGCTGGCGCGACCGCCGCTGCCCGGTGCCGCCAGCAGCAGGTTGCCGTTGGCGTCATCGGTGGAGAACACCCGGTACAGGGTCAGCAAGCGGTCGATGGAGGCGAACACCGTCTCCCCCGGCACGATGCTGTGGGTGTGCAGCTTGCCGGTCGGAGCGATCTCGCTGCGTACCCCGACCCCGTAGGATGCGGCCAGGGCGCGGACGATGCTCAGCACGTCCTGCTGGCGCCACTGGCTCGGCCGGTTGATGGCCGCGCAATCCACCAGGTCCTGGGTCAGCGAACCCCCCTGGATGCTCAGGCTGATCTGCTTGCCGTCGTAACTGATCGGCGCCTTGTAGACATGCCCGGTGAGCACCAGGTCGCAACCGATGCGCACCTGACAGCGAGCGCCCGGGCGGATCCGCACCTGCGCGTCCTGCCCCGGCCATTGCCAGGTGATGTTGAGGCTGAAGGTACGGAACTGCCGCTCCAGATCCGCACTGATCTCCACGCTTTTCCAGCCGCTGTAATCCAGCCCGTCCACCGTCAGGGTGACGATATTTGCCAGTTCGTCCATGGGTCACTCCCGAGCGATTTGCAGGTCGGCCGGCGGCAGGAAGCCCGGATGGGCCACCCGGTTGCGCTGCACCACTTCGCCGACCCGCGTCGCATCGGCAAACCGCTGATAGGCCAGCACCAGCGCCGGCATACTGCTTTTGGGGCTGAGACTGACCAGCCGCACCCCCGAGGACGCCACGGCATTGAGGTGCCCCTGTACCTGCTGACGCAGGCTGTTGAGTGCCTGGTAATGCACCGCATCGGCCTTGAGCGAGGCTTGCCAGATCAGCTCATTGAACTGGTCGCGCAGGGCCAGCACATCGTCGGCCACCGGTACTTCCAGGCGCTGCACCGGCCGGCTGGCCTGCTGCGCCAGGGGTGGCGTGTTCTTCAGCTTGACCACCGGAGTGGCCACCGGCAGCGCCGACACCAGGCGGGCAATCTGCACCAGCAGCGCATCCTGTACCAGGTTGGCCACCGCTTCGGCCGCCGCCGTGGTGTCCTTGCCGGTGGTCAGCTTCGGCGCATCGATGCGCCGGGCCGCCTCCACCTGCTGGGAAATATCGGCGAGCATCTGCCGATAGCCGGTACGGGCAAAATCCTTGAGCCCGCGCACATCCTCCAGCAACCCCTTGAACTCCGTGCTCAGCTCCTTGGGTATTTCCTTGACCGCCTTGACCAGGGTGTTGAGGTCGCCATAGAACTCGATCAGCGGTTTGAATTCGTGCTCGATGACCGCGTACACCTCGGTCAAGCCCTTGCGCAGCGCATCCACGCCGATCCGCGCCTGCTTGATCAGGTTGGTGGCGAACTCGAAACGCAGCACCGCCGAGCCCAGCAAGGTATCGCTGGCCACCAGCACCTGCTGCTGGGTGTTGACCACTGCCGAGGGAAAGCGCAATGGCTGGTCCGGGTAGAACTTCAGGCTGAAGGTCACCAGGCCGCCGTCCTGGCGGCTCTGGGTCATCTCGCATTCGCCGACCTTGACCTGCATCCGCCCGAGCCAGGGGTGCACCAGCTCGCCACTGCCCTCCTCCAGGGCCTTGAGCAGCCTGTCGCGCTGCTCCAGGCAATCGGCACCGACGATAAAGGCCGTCAGGTCATGGATCTTCGCCTGCTGGCCCAGCCCCTCGAAAAACGGCTGGTCGCGCTGCGGGTACTCATGCAACTGGCCTTTCTGGCCCACCGGGGTTTTCGCCTGATCAACCCAGAACGGCACGCCGCGAAAGGATGCCGGCAACAAACGATCGCGCCAGTTATCCGCCATTGGAACCTCCTAGGGAAAGTGAGCGATAGCCCAGGGTCGAAGCCACGTTCAGGCCGGGTTGATTGGTCTTGGCCTGTTCGGCACGCAGGCCCGCCGGGGCGTTTTCGAAACGCACGGTCAAACCGCCCTCAAGTTGCGTGCGGTTGTTCGCGGCGTTCTGCTGGATAAGGGCACTGGAGTTCTGGGTCAGCGAGCTGCCCTGGGTTGTGGCAAAGGGTGATGCCAACCCGCCTTTACCCTCGGCGTTGATTTGCCTTTGCGCCTCGGTAAAGCCTTCGACCTTACCGGTGACCGTGGCAATCAGCCCTCCAAAACCTCCCTCGAACAGCTCCTTGATCGGCACCATCAGCGCTTGAAGCTTGCTCCACAGCCCGGAAAACCAATCGGCGATGGGGGCCCAGTTGCTCATGATCAGCTCCATCGGCGACCAGTCGAACAGGACCTCAATAGCCTTTCTGATCGAGTCGATACCTGGTTGCAATTTCGCCCAGATCGAGCTGAAAAAGTCCGTAACCGCACCCCAGTTGCTGTAAAGAATCACCAGCGGAGAGAAGTCGAACAGCGCTTGCAGAACCTTTTTGACCGCATCGATCCCCGGTTGTAGCGCCGCCCAGATAGAACTGAAGAAGCCCGTGACCGCGCCCCAGTTGTTGTAGAGCAGCACCAACGGGGAATAGTCGAACAGGGTCTGCAACACCCCCTTGATCGCCTGAATGCCCGTTTGCAACGCTGCCCAGATCGAGGCGAAGAAGCCGGTGACCGCGCCCCAGCTCTTGGTGATCATGTCCATCGGCACCCAGTCGAACAGGCCTTTTAGAAAGGCCATTGCCGGCACCGTCAACGCCTTGAGCAACTCCCAGATCGACGCAAACAGCCCCGTCAGGCCTGCCCAGTTATCGATGACCAGCCCCAAGGGCGACCAGGAGAACACCTCCTTGAGAAAGCCTACGACCGAAGCCGTCATCGCCTTGATGCTGTCCCAGAGCCCGGCAAAAAACGCCGTGATCGCCCCCCAGTTGCCAATCAGCATGCCCAGGGGCGTCCAGCTGAACAGGGTACTCAGCACCTCCATCGCCTGCGCCGCGAAGCTCTTCATGCCCTCCCAGAGGCTGACGAAAAAGGCCGAGATCGGCGTCCAGTTGGCAATGATCACCCCGGCGGCCAGAGCAATGCCCATGGCAATCAGCATCACCGGATTGGCCTTGGCCACGGTGCCCATCAGGTCGAGCACCTGGGTCGCGCCCGTCACGGCGGTTTGCATCGCCGAGAAGGCAATGGCGCCCATCGCCAGCCCTTCGACCAACTTCGGATTGTCGTCGAGCAGTGTCCCCACGCTGTTGAGCATAGGCTCCAGACCGACCACCAGCGCCCCCACCGCCGGCGCCAGCGCGGCATCGATGGCCGAGGACACCTTGGCCATGGACTGACTGAAAACATTCATGCCTTTGGCCGCATCGGCCGGTGCGCTGGAGTTGCCGACCTCGGCCAGTTTGCCCTTGAACGCGTCGCAGGCCTTGATCCCGTCGAGAAACGGGGTGATCAGGCTGCCGCCCTTGAACAGACCACTGATATCCAGCTTGCCCAGCCCGGTCTGCTCAAGGTTTTTCTTGAAAGAGTCGACCTTGCCTTGAAGGGCGACGAGTTTGGGTGACAGTTCGTCGATGCCGGTCAACAGCACCGACTTCTTCTCTACGGTTTGTGTATCTGCCATCACTGCACCTGCTGCATCGCATTGATCCGTTGCGCGTGCTCCAGGGATTCCCGGAGCACATCCAGTGGCCTGGCCATCATCTGTTCGGGGTCGACCTTCCAGAACCAGGCCAGGTCATAGGCGACAGCGATCAGGTCGGCGATGGCTGCGATGCCGCACTCATGAAAAAACTCGCCACCGCCCAGCTCAAGGCGTTGAGGTCCACCAGGTCCAGCTGGTTCACCGAGGACGGTGGAATACCGGCGCAGACCGCGATGTATTTGGCCGCGACGTCCATGTCGAGGCTGACTTCTTCGCTCTTGTCGATCTTGTACGGCAGCGCCTTGATCGCCCGCACTTCCTGCACCGTCGGGCGGCGCAGGGTGAGTTCGCTCAGGGGCTCGCCGTGGGCTTCGATCGGCACTTGCAGCTTCACCGTGTTGCTCATTGCCAGGTCCCCTTCTGCCCTTCGAAGTTCAGCTCGATGCTGGCGTCGTCGCCCTTGGCAATAGGCTCGTCCACCAGGTAGGCGCCGGCCAGCACGTAGACCTTGCCGTTGGCGAACTCGCAGGTGACGGTCATGTCGACGCCTTCGATCAGTTGCTTGAGCGGAAAGTCCGGGGTGTGCAGCGCGGTGACCTTGAACGACGGGGTGAGGTCGGTTTCCTTGTAGAAACCCGGAACCACGGTTTCCCGCTTGACGGCCATCAGCGGTGCTTCACAGCCGCCGTTGATGGTCAGTTGAGCGCCGTCCACTTTGACGTAGCAGGTGCCCGCAATCAGTTGACCCATGATGTTTCTCCCAAAAAATAAGCCCGCTCAAGGCGGGCTGAAAAAGCGCAGTGATGCAGGTCCGGCTCAGGCCGCGGCGTCGTACTGCAGACGGAATTGGTTGAGCAGCGCGAACACCCGCAGGCCGTTGATGTAGTCCGGCGGGAACAGCACGTTGACCCGGCTCGGGTCCTGCACGTCGCGCTCGACGATCAGGTGCTCGGCGAACAGCTCGGCGTTCTCCACGTGGCCTTCCAGTTCCAGCTTGGCGTACTGGGCGATCAGCTCACCGCGAATGGTGCTCGGGGTGACAATCGGCTGGCCGGCGCCGAAGCGGGTGCCGTCAGAGGCCAGCTTGTGGCGCCCGTACTTGCTGGTGATCACGCTTTGCAACCGGCGCACGATGAACGCCGACTGGTGCATGGTTTCGCTGTCCAGGTAGGAGTTGTCGGCCTGGCCGTAGGCGTTCTTCTGGTAGGTGGTGATCGCCCGCTGAATGCGCATGTAGCCGCCTTCGTAGTAGGCGGTGGCGATGCCGTAGCTCAGCAGCGACTGACGCTCGGTGAGAGTAAAGCGTTCGCTGGCCGGCGCCGGATCGATACCCGGCAGGCTGCCGCTCTGGGTCGGACGGCTGGCGTCGGCGGAGATGAACACCGAGGTCCGCGCCGCCAAGGCGGCGGCCTGCACCCACACTGGCTGGGGCACGCCGGTTTCCAGGGCCTGGATGGTGATGTGCTGATCGTTGCGCGCCTGACCGGCCGCCACCAGGGTGCCGACGGTGCCGCGCTTGGCGCTGTAGACATGGCCGAACAGCTGCTTGGCCCAGGACCAGCGACCGGTGTTGTCATCCATCACCGCTTGCCAGGCATTCAGGCTGGCGGTGTCGGTCCAGGGCATGCAGATGAACTCGAACGGCTCGTCGCCCAGGGCCGCCAGGGCCGCGACCTGATCCGGCACACCGGTGCCGCCAGCCATCTTACCCAGCACCAGGCTCAGGCCCGCCGGGGTTTCTTCGCCATTGCTCTTGCCCAGGCGATTGAGTTGCAGGCTGATGTCATTACCGCTGTCGCCGGTCCACTTGGCGCTCAGGGTCACGGTGCCGTCGACCGCCGTCGCAGTCACCGGCAGGTCCACCGCCGCGTTGATCTTCAGAGCCAGGGCGCTGGCGGCCTGGGCGGCGCTGGCGCCACTGACGATGGAGGCCTGCACCCGCACTCCGCCGACGTACAGATTGAACAGGCCGGCGGCGCTGGCGCTACCACTGATCTTCAGCTCGGCCTTGGCCACACTGCCTTCGGTGCTGTGCAGCGGCAGGCACCAGATCTCGCCAACCGGGTCGGTCTTGCGCCAGGTTTCATACATCGAAGCGAGCATCGAACCTTGTCCGCCGATGCTCTTGGCCAGGGCCACGCTGGACACCAGCACCAGCTTGCCGAGGTCATCGCCGGCCTGGTTGTCATTGACCTGGGCGACGATCAGACGGCGCATGGCCGAAGACGCGCTATTGGCCGCCGAGTTGTCCATCTCGGCGTAGAACAGCGGAACACGGAGGTCCGCCGGGATATTGCTGAAACCGATCGCCATTATTTGGCTCCTTGAGATTTCGCCGCTTTCACGGCCTTGCTAGTGATATCGCCATCGGCCAGACGCCGGCGCCACCAGGCGTTGTCCGGTACTTCACGGCCAGAGGCCGGCAGCAGATCGCCTGCTTCCGGATCCGGTACGGCGCGGCCGGCGACCGGCAGCACGGTGATGCGTTTGCTCATTGCTTCAGCTCTCCTGAAAAAGTCAGCTCCAGGCGCCCATCGGGGCCTGGACGTTGCAGATTGGGGTCCGCCGGATCGATGGCATCGACCCGCACCGTGACCCCGGTCAAGGACGGCAAGCCGTCAAGTTCACGCTCATGCCAAGTCTCCGCCGGCTGGCTGGGCAAGTTGCGGCCCAGCTGGAACTCGGCGAAGAAGCGCAGGCGGTAGAGCAAGCGGGTGGCGTCTAACGACACCAGTTCACCGCCGTCGTATTGGATGGGGTTGTACTCGGCGCCGGGCTTGAAACCGACCAGGGCGCGCCAGACTTCGGCGCGCAGGTCGTGGAGTTGGTCGAGGGCTTGTTGTGGGTTTGTGGCGTCGAGGAGCAGGACGACTTCGAAGCGGTCGCGGATGGTTGAAGAAGTGGCATTTTGAGTGGTGCTCCGACTTGCAATATCGGCCAAGGACGCAACATGAGCAGCAGGAGTTTGCGAAGCATTAGCTGTGTCCAAAGAAGGCATATCAGTACCAACCACTACACGATTGGAAAAACTGGGACAGTGAGTACGCACCTGAGTAAAGACAGGAGTAATTTTCATGGTTTTTCCAAATGATCGTAGAGGGGTGGCGATTTGCACTCACCAGAAAGCTCGGGACACCAACTTTTTGCCCTGCGCGCCTACTAGCGCTTCCAGGTTGTCTCGGCTGGCCTTAACTTTGGCCAGTTCCGTATTGGCAATGTCGAGCAGCCAGCCAAGCGTCCAGGGCGACGGCCAACAAAATCCGAACTACTTACCAAGCTCAGCGCTCACTTCAGCATGAGGTTGTAGTCGATGTTTCCAGGGCTGCGGTTGCGGACGCCGTAGGCGTTTTGAATGGTCATGATCAAACTCCAGGCACAAAAAAACCCGCGACTTGGCGGGCTAGGGGCTGATCAGCAGTGGTAGTTGATCGGTGATGGGGGATTTCCCCAAGGCAAAAAAATCCAGCGTATAGCGGGTGATGGAGCATCTAGCGTATGTGTCGGATAGCCAATCAGTAACCGGTGACGTCGATGATTGTTACGCTGGCCTGAAACTGAGAGAAATTGTACTCGGCGAATCCCTGGCCATCCCAGGGGCGGTTGATGTTCGCCACGATCCCGCTCCTATGCTCCCAGGTGTTGTCGGTCGGCGTGATTATGAACGTCGACTTGACGTCCTCGATAACGATAGTGCCGCTTGGGCCTGTCCTCTGCTTCCTTGCTCCATACCCTCGCGTGTTCTGGATCAGAGCACACTTTCGCCCAACTGGTATGCTGCCGGTGTTAGCTCCCGGAAGAGCTGAACTGTTCAGGATCCGAATGTACTTGCGCAGCGAGTTGTAAACGGTCTCGCCAGTGAGGCGGTTCCTGATACGCATTCCCGGCTTTCCGCCCTCATCGCTTTTCGGCGTGCCGAAGATGTAGTAATCAACAAAGCCTTGAGCGGCGCCGGTAGCGGTTACAGAAAAGAGCCTGACGTACTGCCCATTCATAACGTAGAAGGTGGGGTTGTTACCCCTGACCGCAACTATCTGCGGGGTGTCTGACTGAGGCATAAAGACGTCGGTGTATTTTATGTTGCCGAACTCGCCACTGGTTGCCGGAACTACTCGGCCTTGACTCAACAGGCAATGATTCCGGAATCGGCTGTCAATCTGAATCGCCCTGTTTTGGTTTTTTACCCTAAAACCAATCTCGCTCAAGAGACACCCCACAAGATTTTCACGGAAGTCCGTGCGCCGTAAACGTTCGGAAAACTCCAGGACAGCCTATTGCCGCTGATCCTAGGGATCGGCCGAACAAAGTTTGTCCAGAGGTTCGGCCACGGGTCAATCACGACATAGAAAGGCTCGCCCAGCAGGAGGTTGTCGTCCGTGATCGCCCCGTCTCCTCTCCCGCTGTCCAAGACCCCGAGCTGGCGCGTCAGGCGATCGGTCACCTCTACGGTGACCTCCCCTGTAACCCTATCCCTTCCCCTGAACCCGAAGGTCACGACAGGACACCCAGTTCTACAACCTGGACGCCGGTCTCGGTATCGGTGAGATAGACGCCTCGATCCATGATCTGGAGCCTGTAGCCCACGCCTTCACCGTTGAGCTCTAGAGTTCCTGACTTCTTCATTCTCCACCCCCTTTGCCCTTCAATAAAGTCATCCGACTGGATGTAGTCGCCAATCTTGGCATTAGTAATCGATCCATTCTCAATAAACGCAGACTTGATATAGGCAGCGTTTCCTTGAACAACGAACGGGTAGAAAACATCGGTGGTGTTTGGGTCGATGATCGCAAACCGACTGGCCGCGATCAGCACCTGGCTGGTGATGATTCCTTGGTTGTTCTCGACCCCGACGCCGATGCCTGCCAGGTATGGCTTACCATCGACCGTGAGCTGGGTCTTGATCGAGTACATAGCTGCCAGTTCGGTTTTCAAAGCATCTACCTCGACCTGAGCGCCGCCGCTCGAGTCGATTTTCTCCAACAGTTGCTGGCTCAACTGCGTCTCGGTGATCTGATCGCTGAGGTAGTCGAGAATCAGCCCGGCGTCCGACGATGACTGCCCAGTAACCGGGCCATAGAACGCCCCTACGTTTCCAATGCGATCCACCAGCCGGGCCCAGAAGAAAAACCGCACTCCAGCGGCCAAGCCCATGATCGTCAGGTCAGTCTGCGGATAGGCGTAGTCACCAAACTTAGCAGCCGTTCCAACGTCATTGGTCTGGCTGTACCAGATCTCGGTTCGCTGCAGATCCGCAGTGGCAACACCCGCCGGAATACCCCACTTCAACTTGATGCCAAACACAATCGACTCTGCGGTAAACGACGCCACCACCGGTGGTGGCGTGGTCTTGCCATTCAGTACAGTCTCGGTCGAAGTCGCGAACACTGAGCCAATATCCAGCGAGTTGATCGCTCGAACCTTGGCCACATAACGACCGGCATAGATCCCGCTCACTTCAATCGAAGTCGCACCGGTGCGCCCGGCGAACACCCACTCGCCATCGTTTTTGCGCCAGTACACCTCATAAGCAATCGCGCTTTCGGGGCGATCCCATTCGATGGTCATGACGCTGACCGCACTGCCCTGATCGACAAAGTGATCGTTGCTCACCCGAACGTTGCTCGGCGGCTGTTGCACACTCGGCGGTATCACTGTCACCGGCGGTCGTTCAATCCGCGCGCCGTTATCAATCGCGTCAAACTTGCTGGGCACATGCTTGACCGCACTGATGCTGTATTTGATGGCGTCATCGCTGAAGTCTTCAGCCACCGACAGCACCCGAAACTGTTGGGCTGCCAATGTCCGAGAATCGATCGCCCACATGGATTGATCTGGCGGCAGTTCATCCAGCTTCTTCTCCAGCACCACTCGCTGGATTTCGGTAGGAAGGCTGGTGGTATCGAGGGTGATGTCGCCGTTATCCCAGGTAATCCCCGTGCTGTCCCAGGTCAGTGGATAACCCACCGATTTGATCACCCGCGAGATGGCCTTGCCGGTGGGCATGATCAGGGTGACGGTGTCCCCCGGATAGGCCTTCACGTCGGCATCGAGCACCAGGGTATCCAGGGTCGCGGAACGCAGTCGGCCGCCAATCCGGCGCCCTGCCCTGTCATTGTCCGCCACTCGGATGATCTGCCCAGGACGTGCGAGGGTGCCATCCAGGCCCACGGAGAAACTCACGCTTTCGGTTTCCAGGCGGTTGGTCAGCAGCGCCCATTTGCCAATGCGCTGGGCCTGGGCCTGGGAGGTGCAACCGGTGGCGGTGATTTCGGTCTGCTGCACACCGTAGCGGGCAATGCCTTCCGGGTCGTCAACGTACTGCACCTTTTGCCGGTAGAAGTCCGCCGGGTCGTTCCAGCTGACCAGGGCCACGCTGTAGCGGGTCTTTTTCGCCGAGCCACCGTAGACGAACTTGCCGTCGACCACGTTGGCATTGCTGTAGGTGTACACCGGGTCTTCCGGCATATCGGCCACGGCCATCACCGAGCCCGCGCCCCAATAGGCCATGCCGCGGAAGGTGGTCGCCAGGTCCTGCAGCACTTTCAGGGCGTCGGCGCGAACGGATAGATAGAGGTTGCAAGTGAAGCGTGGTTCAGTGCCACCTTTGCCGTCGGAGACTGGTTGGTCGCAGTACTGGCCAATGCGGTACAACTCCCACTTGTCCACTTGGGCAGCGTTGAGCAGATGCCCCAGACCATAACGCTGGTGCAGCAGCAGGTCGTAGTAGATCCAGGCCGGGTTGTCGGTCCAGGCCGACTTGAAGGTGCCATCCCAGACGCCGCTGTAAACCCGGGTCAGCGGGTCGTAGTTGCTGGGTACGCGGATGATCCGCCCCTGCAGTTCGAAGGAACGGGTGGGGATCGACTGGAACTGTGAGGCATCGAATTGCAGGCCGATGATCGCCGACCCGGGGTAGCGCAACTTGGCGTCGATCACATCGGTGATGGACTCGACACTGGTGGTGTCGGCAATCGCTCCGCTGGTGGAGTTCGGTGTCAGGCGCCGTACACGAACCGTCCAGCCAGCAGTAGCGGCAGGTAGATCGACGCGATGGGAGCGCTCGTACTTGCTCGAGGTCTTGCCGCTGAAGGCTGCTTGCAGCACTTCCACGAAGACACCGCCATCGGTGGAAAGATCGATCGCATAGCGCACCGTGTAACCGTTGGTGTCGCCATTGCTGGTGTTGGTCTGCGCCAGCCGCGAGACCGCCAGGCGAATGCGCACGGCCGACAGTTGCAGATTGGTGATGGCCTTGCTCCAGGGCTGGTCACTGCGCAACTCCACCGCCACCGAAGATTCGTTTTCCACCGCCGGGAATCCCGGGATGTAGGTCTGGTCCTGGCTGCCATTGCGGGTCTCGAGGGTAACCCCGGAGAAGTTCAGGCTGCCATCGGCGTTGGCCAGGGGCGTCTCGTTGAGAAACACCGAGCGCTTGCCATTCTTCAAGCCCACAATCTCGCCCTCGCTGACGAGATCGAGGATCCGAGCATAAGCCGTGCTTTGCAGGCTGTCTGGCGCCTCCACGGAGGGACGGGGCTTGGAGCCGCCGCCTTTGCTGCCAGCGAGAGTAAGGTCAGTCATGGCTTTCCTTCAGGCGAAATAAGGCCCGCGCAACGGCAGGCAGGTTGAAGACAGGAGGAGTTAAAGTTGATCTTCGGCGTAGATGCCGGAACTGATCACGGCGCTGCCGATGGTCAACTGACCGTAAAGCAGGCCTACCGGATTGCCCTGGGCACTGGTGTTGACTGGCCCGTTAAAGCTATAGCTGGAGCGGCTTTCCGGGCTGTCCTGGGCGGCAAGCCCCTTGGGCAAGGGAGCCAGCATTTGCATGACACCGCCCATGGCCATGCTGACTCCCGTCATCATCAGGAACGACGCAGCAGGCCCGGTCAGGAAGCCAAAGGGGTTGTAATAAGCCACGGCCATCAACACCGCGCCCAGAATGGTCTGCAATCCACCAGCACGCTTCGAACCGCTGAGGACCGGGGCGATGCGAATCACTTCTTTGCCAAGAGGCTGATGAATATCAGTCTCGGACAAATTGCGCCGTCCATTGAACACCGCGAATCGCAAGCCTTTATCCGCGCTCTGCAGCATGTAGCGCTCAAAGCCGGGGAACTGACGGAAGTACCCCATCACCTCCTTGAAGCCACCAGCAATGGCCACACGATGCTCACGTCCGAACATTCTTGCCAGGGACCCGGACAGCAGCACGGTTTGCATCTTTTGTCGTTCTACGGCCAAGCCCATGGGGTTCTCCTGGCAATAAAAAACCCGCCAAGGCGGGCTTCAAGTAAAGGGTGGACCCAGCCGGATTCAGAGCTGGTCCTGGGCATAGATCCCGGCGCTGATCACCGAACTGCCAACGGTCAACTGACCGTACAGCAACCCCACCGGATTGCCCTGGGCACTGGTGTTGACCGCGCCATTGAAACTGTAGCTGGCGCGATTGTCGGGACGGTCCATGGCTCCCAGTCCCTTGAGCTGCGGGGACATCATCTGCATGACCCCACCCATGGCGAGGGAGATCCCCATCTGCGCGGCCATGGTCCAGCCCGTAGTACCGGTAGTGCCTATCAATGTCGAACTGCCCCCAGCAGCAAACATGCCCCCGGAGAAGTACGACGCGGCCACCACCAGGGCCACTCCGATAATGGTTTGCAGCCCACCTGAACGCTTGCTGCCGATCACTATCGGCGCAATGCGGATATCGCTGTTGCCACTGGGTGCGTTCAAACGGTCGTGACCGATGTTGTCGCGGCCAAGAAACAGCGAGTAGGTCAGTCCGCGGTCCTTGGACTCCATAAGGAAAGCCTCGAACCCCGGAATCAGAATGCACAAGGCTCTAACCGCTTCCGAAGCATTGCTGACCGCCAACCTGTGCACCCGGCCAAAACGTGCGCCCAGGGTTCCGTAGAGACGGATGACGCGGATTTTTTGCTGATTCATCACATCACTCCCAGGAACAAGATCCCCGGTTGAATTCAAGGAAAGACGATGCACTTCAATCCATCGCCATGAGCTGGCGATGTCGCCAGATGCTGACCGTTACCTCGTCCCAGTAACCGCCATAGGTGTCCCGTTTGCTGTCCCGTCCATAGAGGTGATGCAGGATCGAGCCCGGCGCGGGAAAGTGCTCCGGTTCGCTCTTGAGCACGCCGTCGGCGAGGTAGATCGCCGCATGATTGGGTACCGGCGAGCGGATCTGCATCAGCACCACGTCGCCTTGGCGCAGGTCATTGACTCGCTCGAACCCGGCCTCGGGCAAATGCTCCAGATAGAGATTGCCGCCCTTGTCCCACCAACCGTCTTCACGCTGGTAGCTACCCAACTCGATACCCAACTCACGACGGTAGTAGTCGAGGATGATGCTCAGGCAATCGTGGATACCGTGGGCAAAGGAACGGCCAATCAACGGCGCTTGATACCCCGTGGGCAGCAGACTCGCCCAGTCGCCCTTGCGCAAGGTGCCGTCATCGTCCTTGCGCACTTCCAGGATGTGCCAGGGCAATCCCGACGCCTCGCAGGCCACCCGATCAGCCTCGCTGGGAGCCGGTGGATAATCCGGGTGGCTGTGGATCACCGCCAGCACCTCGCCGCGTTCTTCCGCCGCCGCGTAATCCTCGGGGGCCAGGCGAAAATGTTCGCTGGGCGTGACAGCGGTGTTGCGACAGGGCACGTAGACCCGCTTGCGCCCCTCGCGGATCAGCAGCCCGCAACACTCCTTGGGGTACTCGGCCAACGCGTGGCGCTCGATGGCGGCCAGATTTGCCTTGTTCATGCTCAGCTCCGTAGCAGCCCTGCCGCTGGAAATGAACCGAAGGGCAGCGGGTTGTTTTCACCGAAACGCAGCTTGCAGCTGCTCAACCGACCACCGCATTTATCCTTGGCCGCATCGGTGACGATCACATCATTGAGATCCGCCACCGGGCCACCGTTGTAGCCGCAATAAGGCCCGCGATAGCCTCCACAACTGAGCCACCAGCAGACGTTGGCAACGATCTGCCGTCGTGGCAGTTGCACACCGTTGAAGTCCAGGGCGCTGGCCAGTTCGAACTTCACCACCTCGTTGTCTTCCGAAGACTTGCGCTCGACATACCAGATGTCTGGCGGCAACTCTTCTTCAGGATCGGCTTCAGGCTGGCCGTCCAGGTACTTGCCAAGGGTCCGGTGACGAATCAGCCGGGCCCCGACCAGGTCCTCGAAATACAGCACCAGGGCGGTGATGAAACCGCCCACGTTGCCGACCGACAGCGTCGGAGTTGGCTGCGCGCCCTTGCCGGTCATTTCAAAACCCTCGGCCTGAATCGGCCAGGGTGAGTACTCAAGCCCCTGCCAGAAGATCGACGACTGCTGGGGGTAACCGTGAAAGCGATAAAGCTCGGCGCCGAGGCTGGTGGCGTCGAGCTCAAAAAGCTCCACCCACGCGCCTGGCTCCAGGGTCTGGATATCGGCCGTGATCGGCATGATTTTTCCTCGGGAAATTAGATGGCTCTATGCGAACCTGGATTCAATCTCAGCCAACCGAGCCTCAAAGCCTGCTGCAAGGAACAGGTTGAGCTCGTCAATCCTGAAGCTATATCGGTCACCAGCTGGAACAACAGTCGGGTCTTCACCCTCCACCGGGCCTGCCTGGATGCGCTCCTCCCAGGCGTCGTGGCATATGAACCCGTAGGCAAACGGGTCCAGGCCAAAAGAGGACATCACCTGGATAGCACGCTGAACAGTCATGCCGATATGATCGCGGGCCGACTCGCCCTTTTCAGCTATGGCGGCTAGCCAGCGATAAGAACCAATTTCTTTTGCAAGAGCTTTAGCCGCCCCAACCTCTTCTTTTGACAGACCGCGTACCACGGTCTTTTCGCGTGCGTCCGATGTACTGATAGCCCCAGTTGCAGCCCAAAGTGTCTTGGGCCTAACTCCAGCGCCCCCGATGTCGTAGAGGTTGTCGTCGCCTGGCTGGAAATCACCGCTACTTCGTACTCGCCACCGCACTCCCCCGGTATTGGCTCCAGCAGTGTAAAGCTGAAGGGATGTCGGAACCACCGCACCTGATGGCGTTCCGTCAATAGCCGCGCTGATCGATGCGGTCGTGATGAAAAAACTTCCGTTATGGGCTACAAACTGAAACGCACCGAGATTATCTGCGTCAATTACAGCGGTGGGTGCAGATACCGTTCCTCTTGATCGCAACAGGGTGAACTTGGGGGCGTAGCCCCTAACTTCTGAGCTAACAAAGAACTCGGTTATCATGTTCGTGTTCTTTGCGATTGAAATAATCGGGCCTAAGGTTACCGCTGTGTGCGGCTCACCGCCCGATATTAATGCTTCAGTCGTCGAACTGAGTTCCAATTGCGTGAACTTCCCATGACTCGACGAAAGCAGCGGGCCGCTCAGGCTCCCACCGCTAATACTAAGCTTTCCGTTTGCTATCTCTCTGGCGTTTTCAGCATCTGCCACGCCTTGATCTGCTTTTGTCTGGGCAGCGTTAGCGGCGCTCAATGCGTTTGCAGCATCTGCCACGCCCTGATCTGCTTTCGTCTGGGCGGAGTTAGCAGCGCTCAAGGCATTTGCAGCATCTGCCACACCCTGATCTGCTTTCGTCTGGGCCGCCCCTGTTCGGATGTCCAGCTCAGCGAAGTTGTCATTGATTGTCTGCCCCCCCGAACGCAGGTTTTGCCCGGTGCCATCGTTGGGAGCACTGCCGAGGTGGATCGGATCGATAGTCATGGATGAAATGCCTGTTCAAAAGTTGCGCTAAGCGAGTAAATCCCTGCGCCCAACGGCGAGGGCTGGTAGGTCTTGCAGCGGTACAGCCCCTGCTCGCCCAACGGCGGCGTCCAATAGAAAGGCCTGGCTCCTTGGTGGGCGTCGATGAAGTTGATGATCGGCTTGATCTTCTTGTCGTCGCCGACAAAGGTCAGCGGCCAGGACTGGGTCTTGTTATTGATCCCGTCCTGGACAACCTGCTGATAGCCATCACCAAAGCGCGCCGACTTGAGGCGAAACTCGACGCTGCCCACGGGCTCGATCTTGGGTACCCAAGTGAATGTTTCGATAGTCATGTCTTTTCTCCGGGCGTGAGCCGTTGCGGCCGCTGGAAATCAGCGGCCGTTGATGACGGACCAGATCTGGCCGCCCGGTTTCAGGTCTCGGGCAATCTGTTCGGCAGCGCCCTGCTTCGCCGCGCTGGCGTAGGCATTGGCCAGGCTCTGGGAATTCGTGCCTGCCCCCGAGGCACCGGCCTGTCCGTCGGGTACGTTGATGGTCTGCTGGATGACCACCTGCTGGTTGCTGGTAGTGCCGGATTGTCCCCCGCCCAGCGCAACGACCCCCAACGAGCCGTCGGAACCACGACTCAGGGGCATGATTGCTTCTGGGCCAGACTCACCGAATAGGGCCATTGGAGCCAACGTTGGAGCGGTGGCCACCGTGTTGGTGAAGGCACCGCCCTTGGCATGAGGAAATACAGGAGGGGACAGGCTGGACGCATCGACCTGCGGCTTGAATACAGTCGTGGCGCCATCAACCGTGAACGTGCTTGAAGTCGGGGTAGCGCTGGGCCAAAAACTCATCACTGCCGAGCCGACCATTCCAAACAACGAACTCAACGCCTTGGACGCCGCCGTCTTCGCCGCCAACATCGCCATGTCCTTGAGCACCGACTTGGCGAAATCGGAAAAGGAGAACTTGCCCGTGGTAGCGAACTGGAGGATCGCGGCATCCATCTGCTCAAACGCACTGGTGAACACCGCCTTCGACTGAGCAGCGACGTTGCCGGCGTTATTCATGTAGTCATCCAAAGCCGACGAGGCACCATTTTTCCAGTCGCCGAGTGCTTCGCTCATCTGTACATAATTGCTTTGAATCTGCAGGGCCATGTCACTGTGCTTGGTCTTCAGCTCATCAAGCTTGGTGGCATACTCGTCGCTCTGTTCGACCCCACGGCCATAGGCATCTCCCGCCGGGAACTTGATCCCCGACTTGTCGGCATAGGTCGCTGGCGACTGAACCGCGCCTTGAGGAAATTGCTTATCCAGAGCCTTGCGCGCCAACGCATATTCTTCATCGTTCGCACTGAGTTGGGCGGCCAGTGCCTGTTGACGACTCCCCCTGCCCAACTGAGAAACAGCGAGAGCACCTGAATTACGCAGTTTCTCCAGCTCGTCGGAGTACGCCCCCAGCTTTTTTCCAGATACTTCCAGGGACTGCCCATACTCGGTTCCAGCACTTTTGTTCTGCTGGAGCAGTGCGTTCAGGGCGCTTTGGCTTTTAACAAAATCATCGGCTGCTCTGGCAGCCGGGTCATAGGCCTTGCGCAGGCCATCAAAGGCATTGGAGGTTGCGCCCAACGTGGAAGCAGACGAAGTTGCCAGCGCCTCGGTAATCTTCTTGCTGGCCTCCTCGACACGCCTTTGCATGCTGCGCATGCCTTGGTCGGTAATACGCTGGGCCTTGTCCAGGGCTCGCTCCAGGCTGCCAAGGTCCAGCTGCAAACTCCCTTGGGAAGCAGTTGCCATAGGTTTCTCCGGGTCATGAAAAAACCCGTCGAAACGGGTTCGGGAAAAGTGGCCCGAGGTCAGCGCCACTCGTTCATTGCACGTTCGAGTGACAACCCCAAACGTTGTTCGTGAGGCATGAAGTCCAGCAACTCCGCCACGCCTCCGCCCAGCCGGTGGGTCTGCAGCGCCACCAGGGCGCTGCCCGCCTCCAGCCGCCTACCGGTATGCAAGGAGCCATATCGGTCGATATAGCGCCCCCATGCCAGGGCTTCCTGGTAGGTCATGCGTTCCTTGGCTTCGGCAATGGTCCGGCCGCCGACTCCGTTCAGCACCAACTCGTGCCAGAACTCATCGGCGGCGGTCAGTTTTTTGCCGCGGCGCCACCGGTGCCATTGACCTCATTCACCGCATTGAGAATCAGGAACCCCAGGGACGGCTCCAGCCCGTAGGCATCGTCGTAGCTGAGGGCTTCCGAACCGTCAGCGCCCAACGCCACCGAAGCGGCGATGTAGCGGGCATTACGGCTCAGCTCGCTGTCACTCTCGGCAAACAGGCGCTCGATAACCCCGAAAGACTGCCGGCGAACATGCAGGGTCAAGGTGTCGGTCACTTCCTTGCCGGTCTTGCTGTCAAGGTGAGTCCAGCTCACCTGTTTCTTCACGGGCAGGGCATCGACGATGCCGCCCTTGGCTTTCAGCTGCTTGAGGTTCATGGCGTGGCTCAGGCCTTCTTGATCCAGGTGGAACCGCCGGTGCGCTGAATGGTGACGGTGGTGGTCACTACAGCGTTCAGGGCGAAGTTGAACGGGAAGTCCGAGACGTAGCCGTCGAAGGCGAACCAGGTACGGGTGGTGGGCAGTTCGAAGTTGTCACCCTTGGTGTTGAGGGTAGGGACTACACCCTTGCCATCGGACCAGCCCACGACCCATTTGACGCTGGTATCGCCATTGGCCTCGGACAGCTGGTGCAGACGGATATGACTGGCGTTGGCAGGGTCAGCGTTCAGCCCGAGGCTGGCCGTACCTGGAGTGCGCAGGCCCTTCTTGTAGCTGCGTTCTTCAGCGTTGAGGCTGGTGTCTTCGATCTGCTCGGCGGGTGCACCGCCCGGGTCGAAGGAGGTAGCGTGCTCGATTTCCAGCACGGTGTAGGGGCCGCTGCCGGAGACAGGCGGAACCAGGGCAAAGATTTGCGTACCTTGGGTAAGAATCGACATCAGGTGTTCTCCATCAAACAATAAAAAACCCGCGACGGCGGGCTGTGAGTGTTACTCGGGAAGGAAGCTCAAGACGCTGGAACCCCTGGTTCAGGGAGCCGGCGAGCCATCCAGATAAGGGGGAGCGTTGGGGTCGGGCTCGCGACTCTTGATCAAGTCCACCAGCGCCTGGTTACTCTGCGCCAGCAGGCGGATCGCGCTGTTCAAGGCGGCCTGTCCATCGGTCTGGGCCTGGAGCGCAGCGATCAGTCGATTGATCGCCGCAAGGTCTTCGTCATTCATGGGGCAGTACTCTCTATCCGTCGAACGTTACCCGGGGCAGTCCCGGAATTCTGGTACTGGCCTGGCTCACTCCCGCCCCGCCGGCAACAGTTCACCACCGGCCTTGAGCCCGGCCTGCAGCGCCGTCCAGAACTCGGCATTTTCATAGCCCATGGCCCAGACGCTGGTGCCGCCCAGGCCCAGCTTGGCGACCAGTGCGGTCTTGCTCTGGATGCTCGCGGCGTCGTCGTACCAGAGCACCGGTTGCGCGCGCTCCGGGGTCCACTCCACGCCGTCGGCAAAGGTCCGGACCGGGCCCCAGGTGGCGTAGGGAGTGGCCGAGGCTGCGTCCCGGTGGATGACGGCGCGGTGCTCGGTAATGACTTCCTGATAGGCCGACCAGTGCACCCGGTTGCCAATGCTGTAGTCCTGACCGTAGGCCGGCAGCCCGGCCAGGACTTTGCTCGGTGCGACTCGCGACACGGCATAGCCGAGCAGCGCCTGCTGCCAGTCGGCACCGGAGCCCGGGCCGGGCCAGACTTCGTCGTGGAAGCCGCCGCTGCTCCAGCCGGGGCCGACCTGGTCGTAGGTCATGACCTGGAAGTAATCCACCGCCGCGCCCAGGGCCTTGTAGTCGTAGCCTTGCAGGTACTCGGGCTCGCGGTCGCTGGACTTGGGCGGGACGCTGATGATCAGCTTCTTGCCGCTGGCATGCAGGGCATTGCCCAGGGCTTTGACATAAGCGGAAAAGGCCTTGGCATTCCTCGGCTCGACCTGTTCGAAGTCCAGGTTGATCCCGGCAAAGCCGCCCTCCTTGGCCAGCGTCACCAGTTGCTTGATGCTGCCGGCACTCAAGGTCTTGTCGTTGACAATCGAGTGGGAAATCGCCGGATCGAAATCAGCAATGCCCTGGTTGTAGTCGGAGACGGTGGGGTACAGCGGCAGCGACTTGGACTGGGCGAAGCGAATGATGTTTGCGCTGGTCGGGTTCATCCCTTCCTGGTGCAACTGACCGGTGACGGTCAGCCCGTAGACGCTGCCCAGACCGACAGCAGAAAGGTTACGGTGGAACGCCTGCAGGTTGCTGTAGGACGCTTCGACCTGGCCGTCGGTGTAGGCCAGGACAAAGGGGCCGGCATGGGCTACGGCGGCCAGTAGCAAGCTGCAGCCGGCGATCAATGTCTGCAATAGAAAGCGGACGCCTCGCTTCGAGGCCGGGCTGCTGATGCCTGGGTTCATGAATACTCCTGCGGATTTTCCGCCTGCTTGAAAAATGAAAGAGGGCTGGATCGGAACGATCCACATGCATGGGCCACGGGACAGTTCGCGGGGCTGTCGCCGCGTCAAAGCTGCACCACCCTGAGTGGCTTTTTGGCGGGCGTTTTCTTGGCCTTGGCTTTGGCCTTGCCGTGTTTGCCGCCGTTGCATTCGACCGTGGTGCTCCAGCCCGACGGGTTGAACAGCTGCTCCACCGAGTCCACCAGGTATTCGCCGTCCAGTCCGGCCTTGAAGCCCTGGGCATTGATCAGGCGCTCGGCAAACAGATCGGTGCGCCCGAGCATCTCCAGGCGCAGGCTGGCGCTGCTGCGGTTGAAGGCAGCCAGACGGGCCTTGGCCGCTTGCTCGGCGGCGGATTTGTTGGGGTACAGGTGCCGATCGGTGTGCACCGCCGGCACGCTGGCCGGTGAGTCGCCGTTGCCCAAGTCGATGACCTTGAGCGTGCCGCTCTTCGGGTCCTGGTGCCTGGTCTGCACCGCCTTGTGGGTGCTGCTGTCACTCAAGCGGAACTGATAGCGGCTGACGTCGCGGCGGCTGAGGCTGACAACCCCCAGGGCCTTGCCGCTGGCACTCAATCCGGACTGCCGGGGCAGCACCAGCAACCTGCCTTCGGCCACCTTGGCGGTGCAGTCGTACTGCCGGGCCAGGCGGGTGATGAAGTTGAAGTCGGACTCGTTGAGCTGGTCGATCCGCGGCACCTTGGTCGCCACCGGACAGACCGGCTGCCAGCCGTTGCGGGCTGCCAGATCGCGGACTATCTGCGCCAGCGCGACGTTCTCCCAGCTGCCGCTGCGGGTGGTCTTGCCAGTGCCGCGCATGTCGCTGGCCTTGCCGCGGATCTCGATGGAGTCCGGCGGCCCGTTGACCACCACTTCATCCACCGTGTAGCGCCCCAGGCGGGTCAATGCCTGCCCGGCATAGCCGAGGAACACTTCGATGGCGGCGCCACGACCGGGCAAGGCGACCGCGCTGTCACGGTCGTCGATGCGCAGTTCGAACTCGTCCGCCTCCATTCCCGGCTTGTCCAGGGTGCGCAGGGTCAGCAACCGGTCATTGATCTGCGCGGTGATGTCGCGACCATCGGCGAGGATGCGAAAGACCGGGGTCATGGCCTGTGCTCCAGAAAATGAAGACCCCGCACGCAGCGGGGTCTGTTGAGTGGATGCCAGGTCAGTCCCATAGCTGCACCATCGCCTCTGTGCGGATCGGCAACTCCGGTAGCAGGATCAGTACCCCGGCACGCAAGGGTTGCGGTTCGTCGGCCAGGCCCTGGTTGGCGTCCAGCACCGCCTCGACACTGCCATTGAGGTGCCCGTAGTAGCGCTGACACAGGGTGTCGAGCAGATCGCCGTCAGAGGTTCTGCAGGTCGTTGCCATAGCTCACAAACTCCAGTGAAAACCCTTGTTTGCGGGGAATGCCACCCGCCAGCAGGTGGCTCTGTTCCTCGTCGATGCTGGTGAGGCACCAGGTGCCCAGCACTTCGCCGTAGCCTGTGGTCAGGCTCAGGGGCTGCAAGCGCCGGCCAATGCTGCGCAACGCCTGCAACTGCCCCAGCCCACCCTTGAAGCCGGGAAAGATCGCGCCCTTGAGGGAAATCTTGTCGTCGCCCTGCCCCACGGCCTGCTGCGCAATGCTGCGGCTCAAGCGTTCCTGAGCCGCCCAGCGAAAGCCGGTTTGTCGGCGCAATTCATCGAAGGCCGCGGTGTCGAGGTTGAAGTAGAACGGCTCGGCCGCGGCCCCCAGGGGCTGCAGGATCAGCAGGTGCGGGAAGGGCTTCACGGCCTCCGCCGCCGGGGTGTCCTGGGGCGCCAGCGCGCCGGAAGGGAAGATATTGCCCAGGGCCGGGCTGATCTGCCCGCCGATGCGGTTGATTGCCGCGCCGGCCTTGGCCACCTGCTCCTGCAAGGCGCCAAGACGCTGCTGCATCTGGCCCGCCACGGTGACGGCCTGGTTGTACTTGGCCGCAACTTCACCCACCGCCGACTGCGCCGCACCGATGCTGCGCATGGTGCGTTGCAGCTTGGCGCCCAGCACCGGGCCGACCCAGGGCAGGTTTTCCAGCTCCGAGGCGGCGCCGGTGATGTCGCTGATGGCGCCGTTCATGGGCCCGAGCATTTCATCGGCGCTGCGCCGCCCCGCCTCCGCTGCCGCCACCAGGGACGTGAGCCCCGATTGCAGCTGTTCCATATAGGCCATGCCACCTCCTTAAACGTGTGCCGCGTCGAACAACTGACGACTCGCCGCCTGCCGGCTGTATTCGTCGAACTGAAAGCGCAGATAGGGTTCCAGCTCCCGGGCCAGTTGCGCCGGATCTCTGACATCGCCCTGCACCGAGATCGACAGGTAGGGCGCGAAGCTGAACTGCTGTTCGATCGCCGGCGCCGCCGATGTAAGCGGCTCCGGGGGATTGCTCAGCGAAAGGCTCGACGCCGACGGTGCTGGGCTGGCCAGTGAACGCGCGGCCTGGCCCATCAGCGGGGAGGGCTGGCCCGGCTGGAAAGACTTGGCGATATCGCCCATGACCGGCGGGATGTTCTGCCCGGCGTTGCGCATCATCAGCGGACCGGCGGCGGGCATTTGCTTGAGCGAGTCGTCGGAGCCGAAGAGCTTTTTACCCAAGGCCCCACCGGCGGCAGAACCGCCCCAGGCGCCCAGGGCACCGCCCACCAGCCCACCAATAACAGTACCGATGACCGGCACCACGGAACCAATGGCGGCCCCTGCTGCTGCTCCGGCAGCGGCGCCTGCAAGATTGCCTGCCGCCTCGCCATAGCCTTCGGCTTTTTCATCTTGGGTCTTGGCATTCAGAAAGGTGTCCGCAACCTGGAAACCGGCACCGAGCACCGATAGGATCGCGCCGCCCTTGAGCAAAGGTGCGAACCCTTTGGCCACAGAGCCAGCGCCTTTCAGTGCGGTACCGGTCACGCCAGACCTGACCGCCCCTCTGGGCAGTTTTTCCAAACCACTGGGCGTCAAAGGGCTCTTGAACCCTTTACTGCCCGCCCCCTTCGAACTCGGGGCGCGCCTGGGCTCCTTTCGCCCGCCACGGCCCTTGCGACGTTTTTTGTCCAAGCCGCAGTCGATCATGGGCTCGCAACAGTCAATGCCTAGCGCATTGCGACCGGGCGCTCGCCTACTCGCCTTTGGCTTGCCTGCAAGCTCACAGCAGTCGATGCCTCCCGCACTGCGGCCAGGCGTTCGCTTCGCCGCCTTGGGGTCAACCTTCAACCCACCACGCAAGACATTGATCAGGCCCTCGCCCATGGTGTAGACGGCCATGAGCTTTTTCACTGCGACATAAGCAGCGCCCAGGGCAACCACACCCTGCACCAACGATGGGTTCCGCTCTGCCAGTTCGGTCAGCTTGCCGACCACCAGCGTGATGTTTTTGGCCACCAGATCCGTCGCCGGTTGCAGGGCCTCTCCCACCGCACGCATGCCATCGTCGACCGCCTGCTCGCTCTCCTTCCACAATTGCGCGGAGGCTTGTCGACGCTCGGCCAGGTTCTTGTCGAGAACAGCCGAAGCGCTCAACGAATCCTTCTTCACTTGCTCATACTGCTGCCGGCCCTGGGTCTGGGCCAGCAAGGCCGCCTTGATCTGCATATCGGTGAACAGGTCGCCGGTACGCAGGGACTCTTCCAGGGCCTCAAGCATGGCCTTGGCCTTGACCGGATCGGTTTCCTTGCTGATCTGCGCCTGGGCCTCGGCCATCTTCGCCGCCTTGGCCGGGTCGATGGCCCTGACGTAACGCATGGCCAGGGCAAAGCTCGCCTCCAGGCTCGACATGCCCTTCTGGATACCGGTGTTCAGCGAAGCCTGATAATCAATGCCGGCGTCTTCATAAGCCTTGACCGCGTCGCTGGAGCCGATTTTTTCGATCCAGTTCTGCAGTTGACCTGCGGCCTCGTCAGGACTTGCGGCGGTGTTCATCTGCACCTGCAGCATCGATCCCAGCTGACTCACCGCCTGCATGCCGGTGAGCCCTTGCGCGCTGGCGCTCTTGAGCAGTGCCGGGAGCAAGCGCGCCATGTCGGCAGCTTCGAAATTGCCCGCCTGCCCCTGCAGAGCGATGGCCTCAAGAGCCCTTTCCATAACCTTTGGATCGTTGATTCCGGCTTTGAGCTCCAGGGCCCGCATCAGCTTCGCCGTGTCGTCGACACTCGCGCCCTGCCCCACCGCAAACTTGGCGGCCAGCCCGGCGTAGCCTTGCGCCTTGTCCAGCGACATGCCGCTGGCCATCATCTGGCTCACCAGCGCCGCCACATCGTTGCGGGCCATGCCCGTGTCACGGGAGGTCTGAATCACCGTGCGGCTCAGTTGGGCTTCCTGGGGCTGGTTGGCCACACCGGCCTTGATCGCCATGTCGCGGATCAGCGCTTGATAATCGGCGCTGATCTTGACCGGGGCGCGCAGTTTATCGACGCCGAACTTTGCCCAGTCATAAGCCGCCTTGAAGTCGGCCTTGCCCTGGGCGACCTGCTGCAGTCCTCGGGCCTGAAGCGCCGAGCCCCGCGCCACATTGCCCAGCGCCTGGTACTCCTGGCGCAGTTTATGTACCTGAATCCCCTGCCGGCGCAGCCCATCCCGGCTCCCTTCCAACCGACGCAACAGGCCGGCCGCGGAAGCGGCGCCGGTGTCATGGGCCTTCTTCCATTCATCCTGCAGGCGCAGGGTCTGGCCGATGGTCTTTTCCAGCACCCTGGCCTTGCTGCCCTGTTGCTCCAGCTGCTTGATCCGGCCTTCCATCGTCTTGAAGGCAGCGTCCCAGGTCGAACTGAGGGCAGTACCTATCACCAGCACTTCCGATACCAGCTTGTTCGCCATCTGCGTCTCCTGCTCCTTGGGTGATGGGCTCAATCCGTGAGCCACCAGACCATGTCGGAAAACCTCATGGTCATGATTTCCTCGGCGGAAAAATGCAGCTCGCGAGCGAGCCGTTTCGCCGCCACCTTCATCACCGCCGGATCAAAGCTCGTCTTCTTGCACCAGGCGAAAATAGCCGGCCTGCAGGCGCTGATAATCCTTGAGCGCCATGCTCTCCAGGTCCTTGGTGCTGATTTGCGCGAGGCTGGCAAACAGCATCAGCTCGCGCTGTTCATCGTCACCCACGCCGGCGGCACTGGCGGCGCGCACATCACGCACCGTCGGCGCGCGCAGGGTGAGCCGGTCGCAGACCACGCCGTTCATCTCCACCGGCTTGCTCAACGCCACCATCACGCTGTCGCTGCTCAGGGTCATCCAGGACGGGGTCTTGTCGCTTGCTTGAGACATGGTTTTTTCCTTACAGGCCCAGGGCCGAACGTTGCGCGGCGAGCTGGTCGACGCCGTTGATCACACGCTTCATGCCCAGGGCATCGATCTCGTAGATCAGGCGACCGTCGACTTCCAGCTTGTAGTAGGTCAGCGCCACGTTGTGCTTGATTTCGGCCTTGTCGCCGGACTTCCAGTCGCCCATGTCGACCTCTTTGAGCAGGCCGCGCAGGGTCACGATCACCGGGGTGACCTTGCCCTTGAGGCCCTTGAAGGCGCCACGGAACACGCCGTTGAAGCCGCTGCCATCGGCCAGTCCGAACATCTTCAGCGACTCGCGGCGCACGCCGGTGGTGGTGAAGCCGGCCTCTTGCTTCTCCATGCCCATGTCCAGTTCCACCGGCACATCCATGCCGCCGACACGGTGTTCCTCGGTCTTGAGGGTCAACTTGGGCAGGGTCAGGCTCGGCACGTCGCCTTGAAAGCTGATGCCATCGACGAACAGGTTCATGTTCGCCAGGGTTTCGGGAATCATTGCCATTGCTGCGGCTCCTTAAGCGGCTTGGTCGAGGACTTCGGTCAACCACTGGTTGGTGACCTCGACCCGGAAGTGGGGGTTTTCGGCGGGCGGTACGTCGGTGAAGCGGATGTTCCAGTACACCTTGCCCTGCTCCAGCTGGCTGGCGGTGTTGAGCTCGGTGTCGGCGTAGACCTCGAAATTGATGATCGCCCCCTGGTTCTTCAGATCACGCATGAAGGCCTGCAGGCCCTCGGTGACGTCCTTGACGTAGGTCGCGGTGATCGAGCGGTCCACGGCCCATTTGTGGCCGAAGAGAATGGCGTCCATGACGATGTCCATGGTCCGCACCCGGGTGACGAAGGCCCACTTCGGATCGCTGGACAGCGTGCGGTTGCCCCACAGGCGGAAGCCCGCGTCACGAATGATGGTGGTGATGTTGGCGTTGTTCAGCAGGTTGGCGCGGCAGGTTTCATCGCCGTCGAGGAACTCGATCGGCCGCGTGGTGCCGGTGATGCCGACGAACTCCTTGTTCGACGGCGAGGCCCAGAAGCCGTACTCGTTGTCGGTCCAGGCGAACAGCCCGGCGACCCAGGCCGAAGCCGGCGCATCGACGGTGGCATTGGCGCCGTTGTCCCAGCGCTGAACGCCCGGGTCGACCATGTAGGCGCGCTTGGCGCCAAAATTCTTGGCATAGGCCATCGCCGCTTCGTCGGTGGTATTGGGACCATCGAGAATGGCCAGGCCACGCAGCTTGTCGGCCAGGGCCACCAGGGCCGTGCCGATGGCCAGGGTCGAACTGTGCTTGGGGGTTACCAGCAACCGCGGCTGGGCGTTGAAACGGCTCTTGCCGTCGAGCAAGGCTTGCAGGCCGGTACGCTTACCGTCGGCCAGCACCCCGCCGATGATCGCCGACGTCTGCTCGGCCGCGTCGGTCATCTTGGCCACGCCACAAGCGACGATCACCGCCTTGGCTCGCTGGTAGATGGCCTGGCAGGCCTTGGTGATAGCCGCATCCGGGCCCCAGGCGGCAATAGCCTCGCGCTCGTTGGTGATCAGCAGCAGATCGTTGGCCTTGGCAGTGGCGGTCGGGCCTTCGGTGAAGGTGTCCACCAGGCCGATGATCGAAGACGACGGCAGCGAAATGGTGCGCGTGCCGGTGTCGACGTTGGTAACGGTAACGCCGTGGAAAAAACCACTCATGGATAAACTCCAGACATGAAAAAGCCCCGGGTGAAGGGGGCTCGTAGGGATGAATGATTGGTGGGAAGCAGGTAAGAAAACGCCCCGGCGGTGCGGGGCGATTATTGGGTTTGTTCGGCGATCCAGGATGGGGCGACTGGGCGGTGCTCGGCTTGTGGAAAGTCCGGGGATTGGGGCCAGTTGCGTAGGGATTGCATGTACACAAGCAACTCCTTGAACTGCTCACCTGTCAGCGTCGTGGCTGTCCCGATTTCAAGCTGGTCACGGTGCCGCTCGCGTAACCACATCAACGAGGTCAGTTCAGTGTCGCGCCATGCACGCTCTGAAGCTGCCGACTCTGTGGCTACAGCTGGTGTATCTACAAGGTAGGGCAAGCCCTTTTCGTCATGCGCCCGAATCTTGCCTGAAGCCGGGTTTCCGATGACCGAGAGGTAAAGTGCATCAGATATCTCAACTGCATCGTCGGGTATCGACGTGTGCAACCCCTTGAGGTAAGTGCTTTTTGTACCCTGGCTATAAAAACGCTTCATATTTCACCATCCAATCGCGATGTAAGAGATGTCATATCCGGCCCCGCCAACTGCCGAGTAAAAAACTGCTCCTAACTGCGAGGGCGAGCCAGTTGAAACACCGCCGCTTGGCGCCGATGAACCGCCGAATGATGCTATGCAACGACCAAAGCCATTAGGGAAAGCCATGGGCCAGGTCACTGGAACTGCCGCTGCACTAGGCTTCGGAACATATCCCCACTGAACAACTAGCCCTCCCAGCCAGGAGGGGAAAGCCACATATCCGTTTGCCGCCAAGCTCATTGCAAAACCGAGGCGCAGTTTTTTAGGCGTTGCAATCACCAAGTCGTTTGCGCTGTCTAACATCTGCGCATCTGTAGCGACCTTGGCCGTTCCCTGATTAACTCCTGTCGCCTGAGCCGCCAGCGGGGCAAGAGCTGCAATATCGATGCTTCCCTGATTGACTGGTGCGTTCCACGCCTTGATGCACCACATAACAGAAAGGTTTCTTGGGCGAGAAACTCCGGTATGAGAGGCGTACTCCGACGTAACGAGAACGTCAGATGCGCTCACCGGAAAATACTTAATGACAGGAAAGTAAAGTGCCGGATCGTAAACCTCATCCCAACCAGTGAGCTTCCGGCGAATAGGGTCTGACAATCCGGCAAACAGCATCGAATGGTCTGAAAGGTTGTCGCCTCCGGCCATCAACGATCCTTTCTGCCAGCCACCAAGCTCTCGGCCAATATCAATCCCACGCCCATGATCCCAACCCCGCAAAAACTCACCCCGCGACTCTGGCAGACGGAAGTTTCCTGCGCCTTCATCACCCTTGTTGAAAGTGGTCCCCAGATACGCAGCGAGATCGGGATAAGCGGCAATGCTTTGCACGCTACCGTTGAGTTCAAGGTATCCCGCTGGAACCTCAGCCTTGGGAAACGGAATGATGGCGCCAACAGGGTGCGTTGACTTGAGTGCTGCCAGTTCCTTTACCAGCGCCGCTACGTCGATATTTCCCTGATTGACTGGTGCGCTCCAGGCTTTGATGCACCACATAACCGCAAGATTGCGCGGGCGGGTTTCGCCGCCACCAGTCGCCGACGTGTTGTAAGACGATACGCCGTCTTGGTAAGGCTTGAAGTTACTCGTTGGGTTGACTGTATATGTGAAATTCGTAGAGCCCTGTAGTGAGTGAGTATGCGACTTAAAATCATCAGCCTGCGCACTGCCGACTGCCCGACCCGGATCAACACCGCGCCCGTGGTCCCAGCCCCGCAGGAACTCCCCCCGAGACTCGGGCAAGCGGAAGTTTCCAGCCCCCTCGTCACCCTTGTTGAAGGTGGTCCCCAGATACGCCGCCAGGTCTGGATAAGCCGCAATGCTCTGCACACTGCCATCAATCTCCAGAAAACCCGGCGGCAAGCTGGCCCTGGGAAATGCCACCATCGAGCCCACCGGCAACGATGACGACTGCGCCACAATCGACTCGATCTCGGCCTTGGTGTAGGTGTCGGTAATGCCATGTCCGGCCAGGGTGCTCGGGTTGGTACCGGCGATCACCCGGCCGTATTTGTCGACCGTGACGTTGGCATAGGAGCCCGCGCTGATACCGGTTCGCCCGATGGCCATCTCGAAGGCCAGCGGCGTGGTGCCGAGGACAACCGGCCCGTCGGTGACCAGCTGCCAGACGCTGTCGCCGTTGACCGTGCCCTTCTCGATGCTGACGAACAGTCCGGGGGTGACCTCCAGGCTGGTGTCCGCATCCTGGGCACGGGTCCAGACGCCCGTCGACGATACGACATACAGCCCGTTGTCCTTGGCCTGGGCCTGGTTCTTCACCAGTACCCGGGCATCGGCAGGGAGCAGCACGCCGTCGATGGTCTGAATCCCGCTCAAGGCGATGTTGGCGGTGGTGGCCACCAGCGCCGAGTGCTTGAAGTCCAGCTTGGCCAGGGCCTCGATCACGGCAGTGTCGACATACTCGCGGGTCGCCAGGACCACCGTCGGATCGATTTTCAGCACGATCGGCGCGGTATTGGCGACGATGAAGTTCATGCGGATGACTTGGGTCTTGCCGGTGCCCTGGGCCAGCAGGGGCTTGAAGCTCGGGGCGCAGTTGGCCACCGCCACCAGGTCGCCGTCGGCATCGAACAGGCCGATCTCGCGGATCCAGCGGCCGCCGACATCAGGCGGGATTACCTGTTCGGTGATGATGATGTTGGGGTTGGCCGGGTCGGTGCGCACCTGGTTGACCGGGGCGCGGCGCCATTCATTGATCAGCTTGGTCTGGGTCCGGTTCGGAATGGGGTCGGTGCCGTTGGCATCGCCGACCGCCATTTCCTTGAAGGTCCAGGGCGTGCCCAGGGCCGTGGCGTTGGCCTGTTTCGCCTCGCCCACGGCCGTGAGCATGGCGAAGAACTGACTGTTGGAATCAATCATGAGTACACATCCAGGGTGTCTGTTTCATCAATACACATGACCTGGCCATAACGACCGGTCACTTCAATGTCGCGGGGGGTCGGGGGATACACGTCGAGTACTTCGCCTTGATCCACGTAGGCGCCGTAACCAATGACGCCGGAGGTTTCCAGGCTGATGGCCAGGCCGGTCATGTGCCGGCTGACGGGTCTGGCGTCATCGATCAGCCGGGTCAGCTCCTGGTACATCTCCTCGGTGATGCCGGTATCCAGCACCCCGACTTTCAAGGCAAAGGTGGCCGGCTCGCCTTCAGGGACCGTCTGCCACCATTCGACCACTTCGATCAGGTAGCCTAGCGGTTCCACCACTCGCCGCAGTGCACCGAGGGTGCCTTTGCGGGCGTGGATGAAGTAGGAGGCGCGAATGGCGTTGCGCTTGACCGTCTCGCTCCAGCCCGGGTCCCAGCGATCCACCGACCAGGCCCAAGCCAGTTGCGGCAGCAGATGCACCGGGCAGGTCGCCGGGTCGTACAGGGTGCGCAGCATGATGGCGCTGTCAGTGCTACCGGCCGCCTCCAGGGCGCGCTCCAGCGGGGTGCGGTTGATCGGCAGTAGGCTGCTCATTTCAGCTCCCCAACTTGACGCTGTAGCCGGTGCAGTACGCCGCCTGGGCCTTGCTCGGGGTGATGTCCTGCCAACCGCCAAGATCGACCCGAGCCACGCCGGCCACATGCAGCTGGGCGTCGATGGCCGAACGCGCCACCTCGATGCCCAGGCGCCGCCGCGGATTGATCCAGGCCGCCAGCCTGCGCTCGGCCTCGGCCAGGGCCGCATCACTTTCCGGCCCTGGCCCCTTCATGTGCAGCACGGCGTCGATGCGATAGGGCAACACCTGGGCACTCTGCACCGTGACCCGATCCCCCAGGGGCCGCACGTCCTCATCGTTGAGGGCCGCGGCAACCGTCGCCAGCAGCTCGGGAGCCGCCGTGCCGTTGCCTTCCAGGCTCAGCACCGTGACCGTCACCCGGGCCGGCGACGGGCTCTCGGCCTCGGCATCGGCCACCAGCGCCGAAGCATTGCGGGCATGCAGGATGTAGCTGTTACGCGGGCCGGCGGTGGTCAGCCCTTCATAGGCCAACTGGATGCGCTCGCGCAGGGCGTCGTCCGACTCCCTGATCTCCTCCAGCACCGGCACCGCCAACGGATTGCCAGCCTGGATCACCAGGCGCCGCAGTTTGACGTTGGCCGCCAGGTGATCCAGGTCCGTGCCCTGGGCATGGGCCAGCAGCAACGCCTTGGCGGCATCGTTGACCCGGGCCCGCAGCAGCATGTCGGCGTAAGCCGAGACTTCCAGCAGTTTGCTCACAGGGTCGCTTTCCAAGTTGGCCGTCCAGTTGTCGCCCATGTGCCGGCGAAAGGTGGCCAGCTTGCCCTGGTACAAGGCCTCGAAATCCAGGGCTTCAAGCACCTGGGGTGCCGGCAGCGCCGACAGGTCCAACGTACTCATGCCGTTACCTCCAAAACCGCGCGATTGCCCAGGTACTGGCCGGTCAGTTGAAAGCTGATCTGGCCGCCAACGACCGCGACCACACTGACCCGTTCCAACTTCAACCGTGGCTCCCAGCGCAACAGCGCTCGGGCCACTTCGGCCTGCACCGCGCTTTTCCAGCCGCCAGTCACCGGCAGGTCAACATAACGGCGCAGGTTGCTGCCGTATTCGGGGCGCATCCGTCGGCTGCCCAGGGGCGTGGTCAGGATGTCCTCGATGGACTGCCGCACATGCTCGATGCCGGACAGCGACAGGCCGGTACGGCGATCCATTCCGATCATGGCCTTACTCCTGTGCTTGCAGATCCGGGTGGCTGGCGAGGTAGTCCAGGGCAACGCGGTCGCCGGCCTTGACCGACACCTGCCCCTGGAGCACCGGCAATTGGCGGCCATCCGGCAGGATCAGATGGCGCGAGGTGTAGAGGCTGTCGCGAAACACCACAGCACCGGTGCCGGCCGGACGACCGGGGGTTTTCTTGGGGATGGCCATTGGATTCTCCGGGTAGAAAAAAACCGCTCTGGGCGGGTTGCTTGGGTGATAGGTGGGTCGTAAGGACGATGGGGCCAAGGATCACTGCGGCGGGGCCGTTGCCCCGGGGCCCGGCATCACCCCCAAGTGGGTATGGGTCGAACCGACGTTGACCCCGTTGTGCTTCAGGCTCCCACCGTTGATCTGCACATCGCCATTCAAAGTGATAGCTCCGCTCAAGGTGATGCTGTCGGCCTTGGCGGTAATGCTGCTGTCGGTGACCTGCGCCGAGCTGGCGCCGACCTCAATGCTCACCGTGCCGCTGGGCAGGCTGATGCTGTAGCGCTTGGCCTGCCAGTCATAGACCAGCGAGCCGCCATCTTCGAAACGCCAGACCTCGACGTGGTCGCGGTTGTCCGGCTGGGGACCGGCATTGCCATACAGCCCGGGAACGAAGGTGCCCTGGGCCGGCTCGCCGCTGGGGCTGATCAGCACGCCCTGCTCCCCCAGGCTCGGCGCCCGCCAGTGACGGGCCTTGCCGGCGGCCTGGCTGTGCCAGCGCACCCAGGCGCTGGTCCAGCCGGCGCCATCGGACACCCGGACCAGCCCGGCAGCCAGATCCACGCCGACCACGCTGCAAGGCAGGATCAGGCCGGCAATCATGCGGTCGTGGCTTGCAGACACGTAACTCACGCCATGTGCTCCGGCGACTGGTAGCGGTCCTCATGACCGGGTCCGGTATCTGGGCTGAAGCCCAACACCAGCGTGCCCGGCGGTTGATCCGGCCAGGGCCATTGTTCCTGGCCCAGGTAGACAAGTTGCTGCCACTGCACGATCCACTCGGCGCGATAAGCCGGATCCGCCGCCGTTCCGGCAGGCTTGGCCCATACCGCCGTGGCCCCCTCAACAAAGTCCAGGTTCCACTGCTGGCAACGCAACAGCTCAAGCAACTGCGCCGCCAGCACGGCCGCCTGCAAAGGCGCCTGCGCCAGTTCGGGATCAACCCGGACCCGCGCCTCGAAGGTGGCCCGCAGGCAACTGCGGCCATCGCCGGGGTCGGCGGCCTGATCCAGGCCGGTAATCGCGTAGTGGAGCGCCGGTTCAGTGATGCCTTCGAGCATCTTGGGGAATGCCTCAACCGTCTGCAGTTGCGGCATCGCCAGCTTGATCGTGGACGTGATGGCGTCTTTTAGCCGGGTCAGTTCATTCATTGTGTAGTTCCTGAATCTGGTCGAGGCGCCCCAGCCACTGGGGCCGATGGTGCGTGTTGAAGGCCGGAGGCGACGCGGGGTCAACGCTGATCCGGGTTCGAATCCCGCGGGGGCGGTTCGCAAACCCCGATGCGCTTGGCCGCCCAGCGCTCGTAGAGGCCGATGGCGACGTCGGCGCCGGCCATCGCGGTCAGGCAACCGAAGGCGCAGGCGGTCCAGATCGAGACGCCGGCGGCATACAGCAGCATGATTGCCGAGACCCCGCAGACCACGCAGGCTCCAGAGCGCAGAGCCAGGCGCCGCAGCAGCGACCAGCCACGGGCGCCCTCTTTGTCGGCGCGCCACATTTCCCCGGAAACGCCACCGACCAGCGCCAGGACGATGACCAGCCAGATCGGCATGTCCAGCAACGCTTGCTGCTCGTTTGTCATTCACGTCTCCCGCGCGGATTGAGGCCAGCGAGATGGCCAGTTGATAGAAAGCTGAAAAGGGTGATTCAAGGGGTCCCTGTCTGTTGGCGGCCCACGTTAGGCAGGCATTCCAAAAAGCCCGGTCGCCCGGGCTTTTCAGTAATGCAAACCTTGGTCTTTCGGCACTACTGGTGCGGTACGGACCCATTCAAATTGTTCCTCCGGCCGCGACCCTGTCCGCCGGATAACTGCTTCTGGTGCTTTACGCTGCACACCCGGGTCAGTTGCCAACCCTCTGAACCGTCGAGGCCGGTTCATCGCTGCCTTTGCTTTGCCACTAAAGAGCGTCGTTGCAGCCGTTGTCGAACGGCTTGAGATGGATAATATGCATTCATGCATATGCAGTCAATGCGTAAATGCATTTATTTATGCAGCCGAATTGCACGAACGCATGGAGCCCGCATAAATGCAGGGTGGGAGGATTTTTCGAGGGCGAAAAAAAGCCCGCTCAGTGGCGGGCTTTGTCTGACGGTGATGGCTTAGCGGGCGTACATGCCCCACCAGAAGACGTGACCGAGGATGCTGATCTGCTCCTCCTGGATCTCCTGGAAGCTGTAGTCCTCGTCCGGGTGCTCGTCGCGGTTGAAACTGCGCAAGCGAATCCCGGTGGGCAGGCGATACAGCTGCTTCACCCGCAACTGGCCATTGTGGTTGATCGCGTAGAGGTCGCCATCGATGATGTCGCCAATCGCACATTTGCCAGCATTGACCCCGACCGTGGCCCCATCGCGCAGCACCGGCAACATGCTGTTGCCGCGCACCGTGACGCACTTGGCCTGATCGAACTGCACGCCGTTGTGCCGCAGGCTGCGCTTGCCGAAGCGCAGGCTGGCGCGCTCGCTTTCCTCGATGACGAATCTTCCTGATCCAGCAGCCAATTCAACCTCACGCAGAAAGGGAACCGACACCTCGTCGTCATCGACAGGGGTATCGTCGTCCCACAGGCTTATGTCCTTGAGTTCCGAATGAATCTCGTCACGGGGGGCCGCCGCGCGGGCAGGCGCGATGTCCACGCGCCCACGCAGTTGATCGGTGCTCACCTGGAAGTATTCGGCGATCCGCGAGATGTGCTTATCCGAGGGATCGACGATCTTCCCGCTGAGAATCCGCGAGAGGGTGGATTGAGGCACACCGGTGCGGCGGTGAAGCTCCGTGGGGGAGATTCCGTCACGCTCCAGCAGCTCTCTTAAGACGGTAGAAACATTGCGTATTTGCATAGAACGCATATTGCTTGAACTTTTTCTCAATGACAAATGCTGTTTTGCATAAACGTAATGCATTTACCGGACAAACGCGGTAGTGCCTTGGAGTCTGCGAGCCCGGGGCGCCCATGGTAACCTTGCCGCCATCTGCAAAAAGCCGAGCCCAGCGCTCCTTTGCTTCACCCATTCAACGAATCCGCCTAAATACCCAATGAGTAAAAATACCTCCGATCTGTCCTCCCACACGCCGATGATGCAGCACTAGTGAATGCCAGCGCACTAATTCCTTAAAAAACAATAATTTATATAGGGTTTTATCTAAAACCTTTGCTGCCTTTAGGTCGTATTTCGGCTAGCAAAACCAGGATGGTTAGCAGGGGGGGTTTAGACAGCTTCTCGCAACCTTCCACGCGCCTGTCGCAGTAAATTCTGCGGCCTAGTGTTGTGCACAGTCGTAGCGCTCGACACATTCAAGCCAGCCCAGGTTTTCAACATAAGTGCCGGACAAACGCTGCCACGCCGCAGACAGGTTCTCCTCGATCCGCAGCAGGTTAATGGCCGGGCCGGTCGTCGCAGTGCCGAACGTCTGTCCAGCCACCTTGCCGGCAAGTGCATGATGCTGCTGGTAGAAAAATCGGGCAGCACGCTGGATGTCCGTAAGGGTTTCAGGAGGCGCCATCTTCTGCCACTCGAACACCTGGCAGGAGCTGAGCGCCCATTTGAACTGGCGCACGAATTTTTCTAAGTGGTTCTGCACGACGCGGTACAGCGTCACCAAATCACCATTGATGTCGTTGAGGACTTCAACCGGAGCGGCCTGGGGACGCATGAAGTAAAGCGCGGCACCGCCGGCGAAGACTTCGACGTAGCACTCATGGGGTGGAAAAAGCGGGATAAAGCGGTCGGCCAGGCGGCGTTTGCCGCCCATCCAAGGAACGATGGGGGGTGGACATATAATGCAAGACCTTTTCTGTATGGATAAACAGCACTAGGCTCGCTGCACTTTGTGCACGAAGCAGGAGCCTTGGCTGGACTTGCTGGGACAATCTGCAGGGACAGTGGCAGCGCGAATGTTGACGCATCCAGAGCGGCCGCTTCTTTTGTTTCGACGGAAAAACTGTATACGAGGTCTGGTAAACAGACAGAACGGGCAACGTGAATACGCGCCCTTACGGAAGTATCTAGCTTGAATGAGAAAATTTAAAGATTAACTACAGCCGCATTAACTTCCATTCACACTCCAACGCCTGCGCCAAATGACGCAGGCTCAACTGTACTTATTTAACTGACTCCACAGCCTTGCTATCAATTATTGGGTTCGCATTCGCTCCCTCTAGCCGCTCAATCAAACGGCGACCAAGGGAAACGCCCGGTTTTTCGATAAAGTTATAGGTCAGTAGCGATACACCTGCCGAGACTATCAGCACCAAAAAACAATACACTACGCTTTCCTTATTGCCATTTCCTAGAAGTGACACAACTCCAAGCTTAGTAAAAAGGCTCAAAACTGCAAAGTGCGTCAGGTACATGCTGAAGCTCAGCTTACCAAGGCCGATCATGAATTTATTGACCAATATCCTTACGGGATAATAGGCAACCAAGACAAATAATACAGCGAACATAGCACCCGCATAAACGTGATGGGATACCGGCTTATGTGAAAGCGTCCAAAATTTCACAGAAAGGAAGCAAAACAGAAGCCCACCAACGATGAGCATCTTTGCATCACTCACCCTAGCCCTGGTCAGAAACAGGTAGGCAAAGACACCCATCAGAAATACTGGCGCCTGGCTGATAAAATTCAACACCGAAAAATTCACTGCCATGTATTCCTGTCCTGGCGGGTAGGGAAAAACCCTTACAGACACATAGCTATTGAGGCGCTGCAGCAAAACACAAACCAGCAACACGCCTAAAAAATAGTAAGCCTTTCGGAATCGCATAAGAAATGGGAAAACAAGATAAAACGTCATCTCTACCGCTATGGACCAACCACCTGGGACAACGGAGTTGATTGTCTCAGGATGGAAGCCGTGTAGAAACAACGCCGTAACAGGAACAAACCACCATTCAATCCCGTTTGGGGCCCAGTAAGTAGCGGCAACCCCGTTAAGAATCAAATAACCTATCATCGCTAAATAAAACATTGGCGCGATTCGAAAAAACCTACGTATATAAAAGTTTAAAATAGGACTTTGTTCATGGGACTTTCTCGCTGACCAAGACATGCACAATGTAACAGCGCTTGCAACGTAAAATAGCTGAACCCCACGAGCTCCCTCCTCCATGATGCGCAGAAGCAAATCCGACAAAGGCTTTACATATTGTGATGCATGAGTCATGACCACTAATACTATTGCCAATCCTCTTATTGCATCTATGTAATCATACTTCCTTACAGATTGAACACTCATAGGAATCTCTAACGGGACATATTGTTAATCGTCAATTATCTATAACTTCTCTGTACTAAACCAGAAAAATCTCTCACGCATAAGCTGGGCCAGATTTGCAGGCCGAGCAGTTGGGGGCTCAAACAGGCCAACGCCCCCAACCGGTAGCCTCTGCTACTTCACGCTAGAGACTTCTTTTGCGTATACCTGACAGGCCCGCAGGGCGATCAATCCTTGGTCGCCGGCATCGGTGATCCTAATAACTCGTTGAGTATGCTTTCGGTCAAGTTGGGCTCTTGCGGGGCCATGAACCACGCGGCCGGTGGCGGTGGTGGTTGGCACTGAGCAGCCGCTGGTGGGTTCGGTGGAGACGAGTACGACTGACAGCCGGACATCAGCAGTAGCAAGCCGGTCACACAGGCGAGCCTGGTCCGTTTGAGCATCGCGCAGTTCCTTGTAATGGATGTCGTCATTCGCCTGCCGGCGATCCTCCAGGGCGCGGCGGGCGGCCTGCTGGATTTCCTGCCAGTTAATCACCGCAGCGGCGGCCTGCCCGCAGTCCCTGCTGTACGCATCGGCCTGCTCTGCTAGATCCTTGCCGTAGGCGTTGGCCTGCCACGTCCAGGCCAGCCAACCGCACAGGGCAAACCCCAGCACCAGGGCCAGGACCGGCAACAACAAGCCCGTGGCCTTCAAGGCAGCACCTTCAATGCACGCAGATACAGCGCCTCGCGATCCGCCAAGCTGTTGGTTCCGCCGTTGATGCGCTTGGTGATGGTGAGGAAGTCGCCCTTATCGGCCAGGGTATTCAGCCCTGCCCGCTGCCAGAACCAACCCGCCGACAGCGCGGCATAGACTGGGGTGTCCAGTAGTTCGGGGGTGTTGAGCAGTCGAGCATCGCCGAACAGCGCTTCGCTGCAGGCTTCGTAGTTGGCGCGGCCCGTGATCTGAATCAGCCCCCTGCCCCCGTACTTCTGCCCGTCGCCGTCCGCCTCGGGTGTGTTGCCCAAGCGCTTGGCCAGGATGCCGGTGTCGTACTTGCTAAGGTACTGAGCGCTGCCCAGCTCGCGCACCCACTGCAACTGACCGGACTCGTTGCCGATCTGCGCGATGAATGCCGCCATGCGCAGGCAGGTGGCCGCCCTCGCACGGGCAAATGACCCTTGGCGCCAAACCGAGCAGTTTAAGGAGGCCGTATGAGCAAGCGCGATGTTGTATTGACATGCCAGAACGCCGTCGAGGAAGCGAATCTCGCACTGGCAACGGCCGTGAAAAAAGCGTGGCCGATAGGTTGCGTCGTGCGCGTAAGTGTCGGTCGCGGGAAAAGCGATATCGAGGTGATCGGTCACGGCGTCCATTGGTCGCGTCCCGGGGTACTGTGCGAGATCAACCCCAAGACACAGAAAAGTCGGTGGTTCCACTACGGCATGATCATGGAGGGGCACCAGCTATGAGTAACAAACAAACTGTAAGCCCCCTTGAAATAGCCCTCGCCGAGTTTCTGCGCGGAAAGGTGTAACGCCTGCGGGCCAGCTACACCCTAGCTTTCAAAGCTGGGTGGGTTGCTCGTAAAGCAGCCACCCAGCACCATGGCGAATCTTGCGCCACGGCGCTAATCGCAAAGATTGAACGACTGAGAGGCCTACGCCCAGCAGGTCCGCCGCGCCCGCTAGAGAGTGAAGGACTTCCTCGCTATGGCCTCTGCTGGAGCGGCCCCAACAATCACTTAGCAACACCGATGGACGACGGCTACTGGACGCCATGGCACCTGGCCAACGAGCTGCACAAGGATGGCGAGTGATATCGGTGGCTGCGATCCCGACACCTGGAAACCATCAATCAGGGCGGCGTCTTCGCTGGCATAACACCACAGAACATGGCCCTCAACGAGAAACACCTCGACGAGGCAGTCGACACGGCCATGGCCAAGGAGGCGCAGTCATGAACCACGCAATCAACTACCTGCGAGCCAGCCTACACCGCACGATAAACCAAGGGGACAAGTAATTGACCGTCTCAACGATGGGCCCGAGCGATAGAGGTGGAT